CTACAAAGGAGCATCCTCCGCAACAGGCGACTACGGAGCATCCTCCGCAACAGGCGACTACGGAGCATCCTCCGCAACAGGCAACTTCGGAGCATCCTCCGCAACAGGCTACAAAGGAGCATCCTCCGCAACAGGCGACTACGGAGCATCCTCCGCAACAGGCAACTGCGGAGCATCCTCCGCAACAGGCTACAAAGGCAGTGCGATTGCTGGAGACCCGGAGAGCATTGCAGTAGCTTGGGGATACAAAGGGAAGGCCAAAGGCGTTATTGGTTCGCACCTTGTTCTTGCGGATTGGGAAGGAAACGAAAATAATTTCTGGACACAGGAAGAATGGTCTTTAAAAGGCGCAAAGATGGTGCGCGTAGACGGGGAAAAAATCAAAGCTGACACATGGTACAGGATGGAAAAAGGGGAAGTCGTGGAAGCCGTGGAAGTAGAGGAAGTAGAGGAAGAGTGAATGCACGACTCATCTTTGCGAATGGGAAGAAATTCGAAGATTATAAGCGGTAAATTTTTATAAAAATATGGAGGTTATAAACATGACGTTTAATGCAAAACAAATACATCGTGGTCAGTACAGAACGTTCGGAGATTTTTTCCGGGTTTGGGAAATCGAAACAGATATGCCCAAAGAAACCGTGATCGATAAGTGCTTTTCGGAACTTTCCCAAAAACGACTTCCAGAAGAAAAAGAATGGCGCAGAGAAGTCAGATACGGATGCGGGCATTTTGGGGATGCGGACTACTTCTTTAGGGGATACTACAGCATCGAAACAATTAAAGGTGGTTTCCGGTTCACCGTTTGCGAACCGTATGAGGATTAAAATTTAAGGATAAATCGAAAGGAGACGGAGCTTCCCGGGAAGATGCGCATCGGCTCCTTGAGAGAAAATGCAAGGACAACTTAGTTTTAATGCAGATGGGATATTGGAAACCGTGGAACAGCCGACAGCGGATGCTCCTGAAATAATTCAGAATGCATGGAAAAAGGCAAAGCAGGATAAAGTTAAAGAATTCCGCGAAAAACAAGAACTGCCGTATGAAGATAAAATAGTAAGACAGTCTTGGATCGCAAAAGAATTTTACGACGAAATGCAAAAAAGGGGCTGTGGGTGCCATGTAAGTGTTGGCGGACTTGATAGCATAACGCTGTATGTATGGCTGCACAGCATGGGATATGATGTTCCGGCTATATCGGTATCAGCAGTAGAGGATAAAAGCATTCAAAAAGTGCATAAGGCGCTCGGAATTGAGATTGTGCGATCCTATAAAACAAAAGTGGAAGTTTTGAATACCATAGGTTTCCCTGTAATAAGCAAAAAAATAGCTGGAAGGATTGACCTGTTGCAAAATCCGACAGAGGACAATAAAACAGTCCGCCATGCGATCATAACAGGGGAATGTGGAGCACAAGGACACTTCGCGAAGAACAGCCGAATGAAACTGCCAAACAAATGGCTACAGCTGTTTGGAGGTCCTGAAAATAAAAATGAGAGTGTTAATTACAATACTGCGCCTTTTAAGGTATCAAATAAGTGTTGTTATTGGCTCAAAGAAAAACCGTGTGATGACTGGGCAAAAGAACATAACAGCTTTCCGTATCTCGGTATTATGGCATCAGAAGGGGGGCAGCGAGAAGAGGCTTTAATTGAGCATGGATGCAATTACTATGGAGCAACAGTAACCAGATCTGCACCGTTTGCAATTTTCCTCAGGCAAGATGTTTTGCGATTAGCCTTAGAAATGGATGCATGGTATAGGAATCATATAGATATTTTCGCAGAATTATACTATCGGCAGCCATATAGCCGCAAAAAGGACGGGACAGTTATTCCGTATGAACCAGTACAAACTATCATACCCGGAATTTACGGGGAGATTGCTAAACATGCGAATGGGGAACTGTACACAACAAGAGCGCAACGAACTGGCTGCAGTATGTGCGGATTTGGCATTCATTTGGAAAAAAGACCGCATAGATTCGACCGCTTGAAAGAAGAAAATCCGAAAGAGTGGGAATTTTGGATGTACAGATGCTGTAAAGACCCAGATACCGGAGAAGTTTACGGGTGGGGGAAAGTGCTTGATTATATCGGAGTTGAATGGGAAGATGTCCCAGCGGAGCAGATGCAATTACCTTTTACGATGGATATAAATGTATAAAAACGCAGAGGGCTACCGCGATGAAACAGCCTGGCGTGCAATCATCGCGGTAGCAAGAGAAGAGAGAATAAAGCGCAGGAAACTGCAGGAGGACAAGAATATGGAAAGAGAAAATAGAACCGGGGAAGTTTGGAGAACACGAACTGTCACAGGGACAGAGAAGATCGTGCTGGTGGTAGCAGACCACGGGGCAATGGCGTATGTAATTCACTTGGCGGAAGAAGGCGTACACACAGACATTGAGGTAAATTGCGAGGGGCTGCGGTACGGGTCCAGCGATCGAATGTACTATGTACCATCCAGAAGTTTTGAAGAATATCTCCGTACAGTAACAGATGAGCAGCTGGCAGATATTAAAAACAAGCTTGCAGCGTCGATCGGGATTGAACCGCAGATCGTAGAAAAAGAAGTTGTCAGGGAAGTACCGGTGGAAATTCCGAGCAATATCGCTCCTGCGGAGCCACAAAAATGTTGTGATGCAGAGGTGCAAGAGCTTATGATCCGGGCGGAAAGAGCAGAAGCACTGCTGGAAGAGTACAGAGAGCTGTATAAAAACGTAATCGAAAAAATATGACGTTAGAAAGTATGTTGCAGAAAATCATTCACAGGTTGAAATTATGACGCATGTAACAAGAAGCATATCAATAAGGGTGAACTTGTAATGTTATAAATTAAAGTTTAGGAGGAATAGAAGATGAGAGTTGAAGAAATTGCATTGAGACAGGAAATCAGGCAGATGCTTAACGAAGCAGGAATTAATAAAAACACTTTACGCGATATGGCGGAAAAAGTTATGCGGGAAGAAGTTGAGAAACAGGTGAAGAACGCCATCAATCAAAGTAACATTAATAGCATTGTATATAGCAAAGTCAATTCATATGAGCTTAATGATATGATGCGGGCGGCAATTAAGAAAGAAATCAGCGAAGCTGTTGACATTAAGATCAACGTAAAGGCAACTATTCCGCAGAGAGAGTCTTAAATGGAAACTGATTAAGGTTTAGGAGAGGTAAAATAAATGATTCATGCAATATGTGATTTTTGTGGAAAAGATTGTGACAGGACAGCAACTTTATTGTCAATGACACCTTTCCAAAATTTTGCAAGGTATCATACCGACAATAAGCCATATGGTACAAGTGCAATGACAAGGAGTTTTGTGATTTGTTACGACTGTTGTAAAAAGCATAACCTTCCGAATCCATATGAAACTTATTCCTGTATTACAAAGCAGGAAGAAAAGTATGAGAAATGCCTTGATAATTACACGGATTCTGATCTTATCGAAGATAAAAAGTATGATAAGAGGTTTGAGTAAACTGGAATTTAACGGAGGAAGTGAGAGTGATACCGATGGATAAGAAACTTTTATCCGACTACATAGACGCCTGTGAGCTGATCCGGGAGAACGAGAAGCAGATCAGGCGGCTACATGATAAACCGTACGCCGATTAAAATCTAAGTCATTGAAAGGAGACTATTTTATGAACAAAGTAATTTTATGTGGACGATTAACAAAAGACCCTGATGTTAGATATTCTCAGGGTGATAATCCTATCGCAATTGCCGCCTTTACTCTTGCGGTAGACAGAAAATTCAAGAAAGATGGAGAACAAAACACAGATTTCATAAATTGCCGGTCTTTTGGCAAAAATGCGGAGTTTGCCGAAAAGTATTTAAGAAAAGGTACGAAAATCATTGTAGAAGGTCACTGGCAGACCGGAAGTTTTACGGGGAAAGATGGCAAAAAAGTATATACAAATGAATGTATCGTTGACAGTCAGGAATTTGCAGAAAGTAAATCTTCATCACATGCGAACGACAATGGTTCTGAGATTCCTCCAGACGCAGAAGGAAGCTATTTCATGCAGATCCCGGATGGAATAGAAGAAGAATTGCCTTTTAAGTGATGGGGGAGTAAACGGCATGAGAGCAATTGACATTTACGACAAAAAGTTCAAAGAGAACAAATGCGTTATATGTTCTCATCACGTTACAAGGCCGGGAAAATCGCAAGATTTACATTTTTGCGAGATCAGCGGGAAAATTCTTCTTTTCCCGCTCTACCTACCGGCCAATTGTATAAATTTCGAAGAAAGGACTGATTAAAATCACCATACAAGAAGCGATCAAGTGGCAATAGAATTTTTCACAGAAACAGGAGAAGACCCAAAAGAAAAATTCACATGGTGTCCCGCCTGCGGGAATAAATTGGATTGGAGTGATATATAAATGTATGAAGAGTTTATGTATGCTGCCAAATTAAAAAACGAAGACCGTGAGGTCGCAAATCGCACAGTGGTATGGCTTGAGCATGACGGATTGATGCATTGCTATATGCCGGCAGGAGCAACATGCTTCGTAACTGAGCGAGCGGGAAGTGGAATCATTTACATTGACGGTCTTGCGCTTATCGAAATTTCGATAGAATCACTCAGACCATTGAGAAATGAAGAACCGAAAGGAGGTGTTTCTAATGGTAAAAAAGAACATTGCACAGATCATGACAATTGAGCAAAAAAACAAGAAAAAGCTTCTCGAAGTAGAACCTAGATTAGATGATAAAAGCGGCATATATTTTCTGACAAGAACTGATGAAAACGGTTTTAAATATGCATACATCGGTCAGGCAAAGCATATTTTGACGAGACTTTCGCAACATATGGTTGGGTATCAACACATCGATTTATCCATAAAAAAACACGGATTTTATTCAAAGGATAATCCGTATGGATGGATGATCGGCTTACTTCATTTCCGCATGTCTGAGCTGGATAAATGGGAGCAGCATTACATAAAAATGTACGCTGACAATGGCTATCAGCTTAGAAACAAGACGAGCGGATCCCAGGGCGCAGGAAAGGCAAAAATTGACGAATATAGGCCCTCAAAGGGCTACCGTGACGGAATAGAACAGGGAAGAAAAAATCTTGCAAGAGAGCTTTCTTCCATCGCGGATAAGCATCTCGTTATTTCGCTTAAGCCAGAGAAGCTAGGGAACAAGGTATCGGAAAAGCAACTGCAAAAATTCAACGAACTGATTTACGGGAAATGATGTAAATTCCCATTTTGCTTTTAATTACAATAACGGAGGAAACGCAAATGGCAAAGAGGTACGATAATCCGAAGGAGCTGTCAAAGCTCCTTCTGGAAACACGAAGATTAAAGCAAAGTGCGAACAGAAGCCCATATACAGTTATTCTCACAATTTTGTGTTATGGACTCTGGAAAGACTACAGGTACAGCCAGAGAAAATTGGCGGATTTTTGCCGAAAATTTGCCGAGTACGATGAACGATATTTCGATAAACCATATCAAAAATTAGTAGACGAACTTTACAACTACGCAGACTGGAAAGTCGAGCATGTTAAATATACAAAAGACGATTATCCCCATTACAAATCGAAAGTTATGCAGGCATCAGTTGAAGAGCAGATGCGATGCGCAAACGAGATAAACGCGCTTTCCACGCGTTATTTTACTTACGGTTTTTACATTCTTATCGAAGATGGATTCGGCGCAAAAAAGCTGACAAACTTTAAAGATAAGGCTCAAAAGCGAATACAGAGCATCACGGGAGACATGAGAACCGGAACAATAAACGATCTGTGGAAAGAACTTGCAACCGGAGCTGGAATTTATATCGAGAAACCGAAAATTGATTGATTGGAGGGTTGAAAATGGCGGAGCGCAGGATGTTTACACAGAAAATTACAGAAAGTGACGCGTTTTTGGACATGCCACTTTCCACACAGGCGCTTTATTTCCACCTGTGCATGAATGCTGACGATGACGGTTTCGTGAAAAACCCGAAGCGAATTGCAAGAATGATGGGTGCAGGAGATGATGACATGAAGCTCCTTATCGCAAAGGCGTTTGTTATTGCATACGAAAGCGGAGTGATTGTCATAAAGCATTGGAGGATGCACAATCTGCTGAGAAAAGACCGGTACAATGAAACAGAATACACTAGCGAAAAATCAATGCTATATGTGAAGAAGAACGGAGCTTACACGCTTGACGAAGAGAAAGGAAACCCGCTCGATCCTGCTAAAAAAATTTCCTGGCAACCAAATGGCAACCAAATGGCAACCAAATGGCAACCAAATGGCACCACAGGAAAGGATAGGATAGGTAAGGATAGTAAAGGTAAGGATAGGTTAGGTAAGTGTAATAAAGGGGAGAGTGTGAGAGGGGAAAAAGCTGATCGCTTTGTTCCACCAGATGTAAACCAGGTCCAAGAATACTGCGACAGTCGAGATAACGGAATTGACGCCCAAACATTCGTTGACTTTTACACATCCAAGGGATGGATGGTCGGAAAAAACAAAATGAAGGACTGGAAGGCAGCGGTAAGGACATGGGAGAGAAATGACAAGAGGAGTTACAATACAGCTGTCGTAAATAGTCAGAAGGACCAGCTTGCGGAGCTACTTGACGGAATTGAGGTGAACGAACCTTGACCGAGAATGAGGCAAAGAAGTTGCTTGCGGTTATGACAGTTACTTACCCGAACTACAAATTGGCGAATGTAGACTTCGCTGCGAAAGTGTGGAGTGACATGCTCGGTGAGTTTACATACAGTCAGGCAGGTGCGGCACTGAAAGCTTATATCAGGTCAGACACGAGCGGTTTTGCTCCGACACCCGGACAGATAATCAGCCAGATCGTAAAGATGGTGATTCCGGAAGAGCTAAACGAAATGGAAGCATGGGCGCTTGTAAGCAAGGCTATCAGGAACAGCGGGTACAATGCGGCGGAAGAGTTTTCGAAGCTGCCAGCTCTTGTTCAAGCTGCCGTCGGGGCACCAGAGCAACTTAGAACATGGGCTTTGGATCAAAACTACAACGAGACGGTTGTAAGCTCGAACTTTATAAAGACATACAGGGTATCACTTTCTAGGCAATCGGAACTGGCAAAAATGCCGGAAGAGATCAAGAGGGCGATTCAAAAAACAAACGAGAACTCGTATTCGTCCCAAATTCGCAAAAAAAATGCTGAGACGATAAAATTATCGATCAAAGAAGAAAAATCGAAAATAGGGGCATCAGAAGAGCTTACAGGGCATACAGGAATGAACGCAGAGCAAAGAGAAAAATGGAAAAGATTTTGTGAAGGAGTGGATTGAACAATGGGATATCGTGGTAGAAAGGCAAAAAAATACGATGTTTACGACGGAGAGAAGCTGATAATGAGCGGAGAGGCAAAGGACGTAGCAATTTTTTTGGGCGTCACATCCAACACCGTAACGCGAAAGGAGACTTGCGGAGAGCGAACAAAGCAGGGATACGAGATTTGCAAGAGCTTTCCGGATGACTGGCCGGAGTGTTGGGAAAATGCATGTAGGCCTTTGCGCAGGGCGAAACAGGAGTGGAAAGGCAGCATGAAAAGAAATTTCTTAAGGACGAGCCGCAGGTAAACTTAAACTTTTATTCGCAAAAATCAACGTTAAAAGAAAGAAAATTGACACATACGATTCTGCTAAAAAGGAGGGAATCAAACGATTGAAGCTGGCACTGTCTAGAATGACGAAGCCAGAACTTGAAAAAATTTTACAAAATGCCAATTTTACACAAGATGAAGAAAGCGTTTTCTGGTTGCTGGCTAGAGGAAAGACAATAACAGAGATATCGCAACTGGAAAATGTGTCGGAAAGAACTGTGAACAGAAAAATAAAGGACATAAGGATTAAAGTTAGCAGATTGGAGTAAAAAATGGCAAAAATGACGTTAAACGGGAAAGAAATTTCCCCAGAAGATGTGATCCTGCCCGAAAAAGTATTGGAGCTTATAGCGAATTGCTTAGATTGACACCGTTTGTAGCAGGATGTAGAATGTGCCGTGAACATGATAAACACGGCACATTCTTTTTAGAGAAAAGGAGGAACGGCAATGGAATGTGTCGCTTACTTAAGGGTTTCAACCGAAAAACAGGCGGAAGAAGGTTATGGATTGGATTTGCAAAGGATAAGCATAACCGATTACTGCCGGAAAAATGAGCTTATAATATCTGACTGGTACATTGACGACGGTTACACCGGATCAAACATGGACAGGCCACAACTACAAAGACTGATTAGAGACTGTTCGAAGAAAAGGATTAAGTGCCTCGTTGCTTTTAAACTGGACAGGATATCCAGAAGCATGGTGGACGGGATATACATGATCGAAAGAGTATTCCAGCCAAACGGAGTCGATTTTCGCTGTGTGTATGATAGTGTGAGCTACGACAGTCCGATGGAGCAGGCGTACACGCAGATGATGGCGGTTTTTGCGCAGCTGGACAAAAATACCATGATGATGCGTATGCGTGGTGGTAGACTTGAAAGGGTCAAAAAAGGATACTGGTATGGAGGAGGGAATAGACCGTATTGCTATGATTACAGCAGAGAAAAAGGGATATTGGTTCCAATACCAGAAAGAGCAGAACAGGCGAATAGAGCGCTGGACTTGTTTTTGCAGGGATATTCCGATGAAAGAATCATGAAGATATGCGGATATTCAAGTGAACTCCTTGTCAGGCACATACTCACAGGAGTGGTAAATATTGGAATGATACCTTACAAGGGAGAAATCTATAAAGGACTCCATGAGCCTATATTCGATGAGCGAAAGTTCGAACTCGCTCAGGAGTATAGGAAGACTAGAAGAAAAACAAAAACGGCGTGCTTTTCCATGGAGACTAATTTGCTTACTGGATTGTGTTATTGCGGAATTTGTGGATGCAAAATGAGGTATCAAAAGTGGACAAACGGGAACCACAAAATATACTGCTATTCGCACGATAGGAGTCTTAAAAAACTACCTAACCACAACCCAGAATGCGACAACACTTTGGAATGGGCAAAAGACATCGAAAAGCAGGTAGAGGAAGAAATTTTAAAGATATCTCTTAACATTTCTTCCTACCAGAAAACACAAAAGGAAAGCGAACTGGAAATAACAAAAAAAGCGCTGGAAAAGAATAAGGCAAAACTGAAAAGACTGTATAATTTTTACGCGGAAGGCAATGACACAATTGTTGATTCTATCCGAGAAACAGAAGATGAGATAAATAAGCAAAAAGAGGTCATCTTTGAATTACAGAAAAGCGAAGGGAATAAGCAGTCAAAAGAAATTGTTTATGACAAAATAAAAAGTCTTGCCGATGTGTGGCCGCACATAGACAAGACAAGCAAAAATGTTATATTAAAGACAATAATATCGAAAATTGTTATTGTCAAGGGTAACGTGGAGATACAGTTAAAAGAATTTTAGCAGTAGCTAATAATCATTGGCCTTGCATATAGCGAATGCTAATGCCGTGTTTATCATGTTTTTTAAAAATGGAAAATTGGAATTTGTCGCTAAATTGACGTTTTGAAGTCGCTTTTGGCGGCTTTTTTTATGCCAGAATAGAATCAGAAGGAGGGATAACCCATGTTTTCTGACGAAATTTTGGAAAAAATATTTATCAGGCAAGATGTTAGAAAAGTGCCCCTTACTTATCAGTCAATAATGGTGCATGCAGTAGAGGAAGTTTTGGAAAAGGAGGAGCTTGATGCAGATAAATCCTTACCAGCCGATGAGCGGATATAACACACCGATGTCGTATCAGCAATATGGCAATTACAATCCATATATCCAACAGCAGAGAGGGTATCAACAGCAGGAAATTCCTGTTCAACAGTACCAGCCAGTTCAACAGCAAATCGGAATAAACGGAAAGGTTATACAAACCGTAGAAAACATAACCGCAAACGACGTGCCAATGGATGGTTCTGTTGCGTTTTTCCCAAAAAACGATCTGTCAGAAATATACGCTAAAAAGTGGAATTCTGACGGAACAATTTGCACAGTTTTATTTAAGCCTATTTTGAATAATAAGTCAACGGAAACTGTCGAAAATCCTGAAATAAATTCGACAGAAAAATTGACTAAAACAGTCATGGAAAGGTTTGATGAGCTAGAAAAAAGAATTGATGATTTTATGAACAAATCAACACAGAAGCAGCAAGTAAATCGTTCCAAAAAGGAGGAGACGGAATGAACCTGATGCAAATGACACAAGCAATGAAAAACCCTCAACAGTTTTTACAAAATATGATGGGAAACAACCAAATTATGCGAAATCCTATGGCGAAAAATACACTTGAAATGGCTCAAAAAGGAGACTTCCGTGGTATAGAAAATATCGCTAAAAATTTATGTAAAGAAAAAGGGATAAACCCGGATGAAATGATGAATCAGATCAAAAAACAGATGGGAATGTAAAAGCATATTAGAGGATACGCGCGGCCTCTTTATGAATAAAATATCAGGAGGAAACAGTATGTTTAACTCAAATAACACTCCATTTACCATGCCGGTAATGCCAGCCACAGGAAACTACGCAGATGGCGCAGGTGCATGGGGCGGCGAATGGCTCTGGATTATTGTAGTGTTTGCCTTGCTTTTTGGCTGGGGCAATAATGGCTGGGGCGGCTTTGGTGGCAATGGAGGTGGCTATGCTGCAACAGCAGCTACACAGGCAGATATCCAGCGCGGTTTTGATAACCAGGCGGTAATCTCCAAACTCGACGGTATCACAAATGGTCTCTGTGATGGATTCTATGCTGCAAACAACGCAATGCTTACAGGGTTTAATGGGATTAACACCAACATTTTACAGACAGGATACGGTATCCAGCAGGCTATAAACGCTGATACAGTGGCGAATATGCAGAACACGAATACATTGCAGGCACAGCTTGCAAACTGCTGCTGCGAAACTCGCGAAGCTATCCAGTGTGTAAATTACAACATGGCGCAGAATACATGCGCGCTGCAGAATACCATGAACAGCAATACGAGAGACATTATTGACAGCCAGAACGCAGGAACTAGAGCTATTCTCGATTATTTGTGTCAGGAAAAGATTTCTTCCCTGCAGGCGGAAAACAATGATCTTCGTCGGGCTGCTTCTCAGGATCGTCAGAGCGCTCTGCTCACAACCCAGATGGCTGCTCAGACACAGCAGATTATTAACGCTGTGAACCCGGCTCCTATTCCGGCATATCAGGTCCCCAATCCGAATTTATATTGCGGATGCAATGCAGGCTGCGGATGTTGAAAACTGAATATTGCGTAACTTAACCAAATGGGTTATGTCTGCTAAAAAGCAGTATTACAACAAAAAGGGGCAGACTTAAAGGTTTGCCCTTGATTTTATTTATGGAGGTAAAAAATTTATGGCTGAATTTGTAACTGTGGCTACGCAGGAAGTGGCGCAGAATGGAAATGTGGTCTTTACGAATACGGCAGTTAAGCCCGGTAACTGCATTAAACATCGCGAAGGGTCCGGGATTATCACTTTAAGAGGACTTACTAATCAGTGTCGTGCACGATACTTTGTAAACTTCTCTGCAAATATTGCAGTGCCGGCAGGTGGAACAGCAGGAGAAGTCTCTCTTGCTATTGCTATTAGCGGAGAACCGCTTCTTTCTTCCCAGATGCGATCTACTCCAGCAGCAGTGTCGCAGTACAATAACGTGTCTGCGGGAGTATATGTAGACGTACCGGCAGGATGCTGTGTGAATATCGCGGTCAAAAATACCAGTACGCAGGCAATTGATGTAGCGAATGCAAACATTGTAGTTACAAGGGAGGCATGATCTATGGACGTAAGTAGAATGCACTGCATGATCGAAAAGCTTTCCGAATGCGCGAAAGCAGAATTTGACAAAGGAATTGAAAACATTGACACATGCGAAATGGGGCAGGTTACAGACATGCTTAAAGATCTCGCAGAAGCAATGTACTACAGAACCCTGACAAATGGCATGGAAGAATTTGAACCGAGCGACTTGCTGGATGCGGTAGAAAGGTACGGAGATCGGAGATTTTACGATGAATACAGATACAAAAACGGTAGGTTCGCACCGAAAGGTCGCGGGACAAGAAGAGGATACGAAGAGCCGCCATATTACCATCAGATGCCATCTGATTACAGGGAATGGGAAAACCTTCCAGAAAAAGAAAGGATGCGAGACCTTGATCTGATGAGGGGGCGGATGTACTTTTCGGAGACGATTTCTGACGCAAAAGGCGAGACAAGGGACAGGAACGAAGGAAGATCCGGATTATACCGGAAAGCATACATGGAAAGCAAGGAGTTGCACAAAGGCAATACCCAGCAGGATAAAGAGGCAAAGATAAAGGAGCTTGAGAAATATATGAAAGAGCTGTCTGAAGACATGGCGGAGCTCGTTGCGGATATGTCACCGGAAGAGCGCACGATGGCAAAAACAAAGCTTACAACGCTTGTGTCTAAGATGTGATGAAAAGGGGCTGCTTAGCCCCTTTTCTGCTCAGAATTAGAATAAAAAGCAAACAGCCCAGCTTTGGGTGTGAGCTGGACTGTAGACAATAGGGTGCGCTGTTTGAAACAACTTAAGCATAACATGGGATAAAAAATAATGCAAATGAAAATAAAAGAGCGCTGCAAATCCGGGGAGAAATCAGCGCTCTTACGCTATCTGAAAATGATAGCAAACTTATATTATCATAATATAGGGAAAAAGTAAATAATAAATAAAATATTATTGGACATATTTTTATACAAAACACATATGCACGCATGAAATATAAGAGGGTAACAAAATGTAACAAATACACATCAAAAACTTTGTTTAAAATTATACATGTCCCCATGTACGGGATATGGTATAATGCATATAAAAACAAAGCAAGGAGGGCAAGAATGAATGGGAAATATTACACGAAGGCTCGAGCAGAATGCAATGCAAGGTACAATGACAAATTTGAGGAAATAAAAGTTCGAGTCCCGGACGGCAAAAAGTCCAAATACAAAGAAGCCGCAAAGGCAGAAGAAAAGAGCCTAAACCAGTTTATAATCGATTGCGTAGAAAACGAAAGTGGGGCATGCAAAATGTACACGGCGGAAATGGTAAAATTACTGGGTGAGGTTTATTACGAGCTCCTTGGCGTAATGAACAAGAAACACCATGATCCATATTGGCAAATTTCAGATCGCTATCCGATGAAGTGTCTGGTAATGATTCTTCCGCGGGCGATGTCTTTCGGAATTCCAAACGAATTGAACGAAAAAATCGGAAAGCTTATGGATATGATAAGTAGCACGGAAGAGATGAACGAGCTCATGACAAAGCAGATGCCGATGGAACTTGTGATGGCATACGAAATGGGTAAAAACGCAAGATACACGAAGCAAAAAGATAATGATAATAAAACAGATAAGGAGAGCACGAAATGAATGAAAAAGTAAAGAAAGCGTATGAAATCGCAAAAGAAACCGGTGATTTTGAAGTTGATTATCTTCCAGAGGTTGAAGTTGGAGAAATTGTAGAGCTGAACGATGTTTGGGACGGAGAAGGTGAAGCACCGGATAATGAGGAGTCTGGTTCTTACGGATCATATTCGCACAAAATAACAAATGACCAATGGATCAATTACGAATTTGATATTGTGGAGAAGAAAGAGAATCCATTGGACACACTTGTAAAAATAACAAAAATTGAGTTGATATAAAGGGGAAATGATATGCTGGAAGCAATTGAAGAAATAGGAGCGGAAAATTTGGAAGATATTGCGCTGAGAGCATATAAACCACGTCCAGGAATTTATATATTTGTTTCTATGGACGGGAAAATAATAAGGGAAATCCGCAATGAAAGAAGAATCTATTTTAATACAAAATATCGAATTATGGATTATTATTCGTGGATTGTTTCTATGCAGAAACCGGTAAAAAGCAAACTAATTTTTAGCAATAATTATTTAGCTTTTTTCTGCAAGAATGTGCAAAAACTGACTGATGCGGATATAGACGAATATTTTCAAAGACTGGAAACACCAGAAGATCATATGTTCTTTGCGGATGTTATAAAAAATAATATTCGCAAAATAAAGAAGGAAGATCAGGATATTGTAAAATTTTTTCTCATGGATTCTCCGGAACTTTATAGAGAACTCGGAATGAAAGACTGGAGAGAAAAGTCTATAAGTATGCCGCCCAAATCAGGCATGACAAAAGAAAAATGGTTGAAGGGAAAAGACCGAAAGGGCTATCCAATGGGATGCTCTTATAATGCGAAGAAGCCCGGTAATTTAAACCGAATATATGTCGTAAACGAAGAAGAAGGTTTGCAGATAAAATTATTTTACGATATATTAAAGGGATTTTTTAACCGCGGGTGCAACATCGCAATTGTCGGGAAAAACATGCTTATACCATTAAAGAGCAAACAAGGAATTGATCGACGGATAACGGGTGCAATGCTTATTTGGTTTACAATGAGAAAAGGGCAGATTGTAATAGTAGATATCGACAGGATAGCAAGCTATGATCCAGTTTTAAGGTATAATAAAAGTTGAAGTAGCAGAAGAACAAATGATAAGGAGAGCGGAAATGCTCTCCTTAAATTTTTTGAAATAGTGGCTAGATGAGACCGGATAGAAAATGCTGTTCTGTATTGCGTGTGCCAACTTGCTGGCACGAAATTTCTCCACAAGTGGCGAAAGGCATGTTTTCGTTCTAGAAAACGCATTTTACAGAATTACAATTTTTCGAGGAGGAATATGTATGAATTTTGAAATCAACGGAATTAACTGGACTGTAGTGTATGTCGATGCGGGGAATAGACTTCTGACGCGCTCAGACGGCTCTAGGAGCGTCGCTGTAACAGATGCCAATACAAAATGCGTATATGTATCGAATTTGCTTTATGGGGCATTTTTGCGCAAAGTGCTATTGCACGAAGTGTGCCATGCAACGATGTTTTCTTATGGTATTCATATACCGATTGAACAGGAAGAATTTCTTTGCGATTTTGTGGCAACGTATGGGGATAGTGTATTTGATGTTGTGGATAATATTCTTTTTGCCGTAAGAAAAGCGTCATAGAAAAATTTTTTGAAATTAAAAGTCGCGTACTAATCAAATTTGAGATTTTCGAAAAATCCGGTTTTAAAATTTTGCCGAAAAAACGCTCAAAAAAGATGTGTACCTGAAAATTCCCGCGAAAAAAAATTATGCCCATCCCCCCCCCTCCAGCCGCCCCATTCCGCAACGCCTGCGGCGGCGGTCACGGAATCAGGTGAACGCCGGGCGGTTGTGCCTTCGGGTGGCTGGCAAACAAGCGGATGCACTCAGAAGGAACGCGAAAACACGAAAAGCAGAGCGACGCGCATGCGTCCGGTCTTTTTAACGCGATTAACTCAACTTTAACTCAATTTAACTCAATTTTAACTCAATTTTAACGCGTTAAAATTGGGCATAATATCCATGTAAAAAAATGGTACGCAAACAAAGCAGCTGCTCAAGGCTGTATTTAGCAAAATTATAAAACGGGATCACGAAAAAAGCAACGACAAAAAGACGAGCTGCAAGCGTCTGTATAAAACCGGATCTTTTGCCGGATCTGCACACGGTATGCATCAGTCTGTTTTTTGTGTGGGTTATATAGTCCGCGCGCATAGATCCAGGATAGCTATATACCCCGTTTTTGCATTTTGTGCCCTGTATTAAAAAAAATGGGTGGACTTGCCACCCAAAAAAGAAAAAATCAATTGTAAATTGCATTGTATGCGCTTATATATTCCGGGCGGCCTGCGCAAAATAAAAATTGCTCTCTTTTTGCGTCATCCGGACTTTTGCCAGCGCGCAGGGACATATAAAATATGTCGACAAGCTCACTTTTTGCAGCTGACAATCGCTTTAACGCTTCCCACTCGTCCAGGTCATAGATCCGGATGCAGAGCGCATAAAAATGGCTGTCGACGTACACGCTACGCATACGGCGGAAAACAGAAACAACCATTTCAAATTCTGCGATATTTTCCGCGATAATTTCCACAAATTCTGTACCGCAGGAAACCGTGCGCACTCTGTAACTTAAATTATATTTTTTCACAGTCTTTAAAATACTATTTTTCATTTTTTATTCCCTTTCTTTTCCCCGGTATCCGGGATTATAAAAAACCGCCGCCCGGTAACGATCCGGTCGCGCATCCTCTGCGGCGGCTGCTTTAATTTACCATCATAACGTCCGTCATGATGTTATCCTTGTTTGTGGCAATGTAAAAAACAACCCCGCCGCGCACGCCGTTGTCTATATAAGCGGCGGTGTCATAACCTGGAAAATCGTGGTTTTCGGTTACGATAACGCAACTGTTTCCGCGCTCTTGATAGTCCTCAAAAGCACAAATAACGTTATCGGCGTCAAATTCGGAGCCGACCAGCCCCAGCAAATTTTTTAAAACCTTTCTTTTTGTCATTTCAAAATCCTCCTTTTTGTTTTTTATTTTAGGTAAAAGCAAGCCGGGGAGTTGGACCCCGGAACGCGCCGCCCGCGCTTACTGTTCTTTTTGTTAAATTTGCTGATAAATAAGGTTGCTTGCATGGTAAAGAGCGCGCGCCTGAGTATCTAGCCACTGCTCTCTGCCGTTTGGCTTGCGCTCACCGTTCCGGGATCTTCTGAGCTCAGACGGTGAGCAAAGTCTCCGGGCAATGTCCTGATTATAAATCAAGGAGCAACCGCCCCAGCTATAATCATCCCATGTTTCCGCACCACTTAAAAGGAGCTTTTCCAGATCGCGGCGGCACTCGGGTATATCGTCAGCGTTAAGATTTTCCACGAGTTCCACGGCGTATTCTTTCACACCCCGTTCCCATGCGCTTCTTGTCTTCGTGCTTTCAATTGCAGCCAATAAATCATTTTTTTTCATTTCTTTTTCCTTTTACCTGTGATATAATACAGGCGCCTTTCTTTTTTTTGATTGGTGCCGTCCGGCTGTCTGTGGTAGGATTCCGGGCGGCTTTTTTGTTTCCTCTTTACAGTTATTATAATAAACCGAAAACAGTTTAAAGTCAATATGTAAAATAAACTTTTTTTAGATTATTTTAAAGATTGACAAAAAAGCAAAAGAAAGTTACTATATATATACTCTATTAAATAGGAGGGAAAGAAATGTTAGTTTATAAAATTAATGTACTGGAGACGTTAAAAGAAAGCGGATACAACAGCACAAGGATATTAAATGAGGGGCTTATAAGTCAATCCGCAATGCAAAAATTGCGAAAAAATGAAATGGTAGGTATTAAAACGCTAGAAAAGCTGTGTGAGCTGTTAGACATGCAGCCCGGGAACATAATAAAATATACAGAATAAAATAATCTAAAAAAAGGTTTAAAAAACTGTTGACATTAAACTTTTTTTGGTTTATCATGACAGTATCAAAAGGAAAATAAAAAAGGAGGACACAAAATGAAAAAAGAAAAATTATACAAGGAATCGGAAACATTCCCGATCTATCAGAACTACGGCGTTCTTGGAGCAGAAAAAAGGAACGTGTACACATACGCAGGCAGTCACCAGCAGGGCGTTTGCTCCGATGAAATGGATGTAAGACTCCCCGAGAACAACTGCTTCCAGCTGTACAAGACGATTTCCGGAGGCTTAGCCGTAGAGTCCGCTTGGGGCTGGAATTATGATATTGACGATGTCCTGGAAGGGGACAAGAGACCTTGTTTCTATGCTCTTGACAAGGACGGAAAAGGATACAGGGTCTATCTGGATGTACTGTAAAACAAATTTACGAGATCCGCTGCGCAGAGCTGCGGAAATGGTATGACGAGCAAATGGAAGCCGTCGGCCACGAACATGGAATAGCTGGGGAATAATCCCTGGCTATTTTTATTTATCATTAGACAAAATATTTTAACCGTGTTATAGATATACATAACCGGCCTATAAAGATCCGGTATATAATACAAAAGATATTAAATGCATCCAGATAAAACAGTTAAATTTAAATCCTGTAAAGTCTGGATGTATTTTTTATATGGTTTATATAGATTGGAGGTGTACAGATCCATGACTGATAAAATTATATATGCAGATATACAGACTATAAACTCTGTAGAGGATATAGAGCCAATAGTTAAAGATATTATTGTACAATACTGTAATAAATACGGTTTTGATGAGTACAGTATACCACATACAGTATGGATGGATGTATTAACAGAGATATATCTGGATCTATTTAAACCATGTAAAAAATTACTTAAAAAAGATAGCTTAATACACAACGAGTATGATTTAGATAAAGTAGAGTATGTATATAATTATATATATAAGAGGATATGTAATAACCACAGTAAAATAGTATCTATAAGCGGATTCTGCGAGATGACCGGCATAGATCCATATACAGTAAGACTGTGGGAGAGTAACAGGCTAAGTACGCAGCGCTCTCTTTTGGGACAAAAAATAGACAGGGACGAGGAAAACAGCCTGCTGGGGGCGATGATGGACAACAAAGGGAGCCCGGTCCCGTACCTTGCGCGGCTTAATAAAAAGTTCGCGTACAATCTGCCCGGTGTAAGGGCAATAGCACAGGACAAGCAGCTGTTATCTGCGGATGACCTGCCCATTTTTGACACTCCAAAACAAGCGGAGTTATCAGATAACTTACTCACAAACGGTTTACATAATACAGATTAAATTGTGTGTAATTTGGCACAATTTAAAAGCCTGTATTTATGCGGGTTTCAGAACATCAACTATTCACTAAACATTACTTTAACGAATAGTTGAAATGAATTGTAGAAAATGAGCGGGAAATTGAAACAATTTAGAATTAAATCAAGATGGGATCCAGTACACTGAGAGCTGCGAGACCGGGACCTAATGACCAGACGGGGGGGTCGCACGAGGCACCAGGCGCCGGCCGACTAAGCCCCCAAAATATCCCCAAAAACAAAAAAGCCCTACTGGCAACACAAATACATACTACACAAACGATGAAACAATAGCAACAAAAAAATTAAAGACGGAGAAAGGCAGCTACAGGTTGTGCTGCGGCGGTCTGTAAAACCGTTCCCCTCGGGGTAAACACTGTAGGTTCAACTCCTACTTCTCCGACTCTGCTGAGAATATCGCTGACTGTCTGACAGTTGGTTTAGTGTTCCGGTGGACAAAGCAGGTGGCCGTATTATAAACACAGCGAATGGAAGTTATCGGCCTCAAATCAGGAACTTTTCGCACTGAGCCTGCAAAATATTGCCCAGATTTCCGGTTATGGAAAACCGGGTGAAACATGTCAAAGGTGTTTCTAACAGCAAATAAGATTATGAGTTCAATTCTCATCTGGGCAACTTTTGGATGCTTACAGCAATAAAATGGATATGACTGCTAATCATAAAACCACAAGCATCCTGAAATAGCTTTTAAGTGACCACAACGGCAAAATTAAAATCGTTGATTATGCAAAATCAAAAGGCTGCGATCTTTGGACGTGGCTAATGGAAAGTGGTCATGAATCAAATTTATGGGACTCCTGCAGCAATCATAATGATTAAGAAAATTGTCTGAAAAACAATATGCGAACGGTTCAAATCCGTAAATGTGAGTCCTGGAAAGGTAGGAAAACATGAATTTTGCAGAAGCAATGAGGGGAGACGCAAAACTTACTCGAACAGAAAATGACGCAGTGGCATTGAGTACCACCGGAGATCCCAGATTGGATTTGTTTGGCACAATTGGATCGCTGAGAGAGGCTGATGAGAACAGAATCGAAACACTGTTCGCAGAGGCATACAATCAGGATTCCCTTTTTGCTACAAAGATTGCGTTCTATGCAAGAGATATTCGTGGAGGCCTGGGAGAAAGAAAGACCTTCAGAACGATTATCCGTTACATGGCAGAGAAACATCCAGAAGCACTCAGGCCGAACCTTGATTTGATTGGAGTATTCGGAAGATATGATGACATGTATTCTCTAGTCGGAACTCCGTTAGAGGATGATATGTGGGCTGCCATGAAGAAACAGTTTGAGGAAGATTTGCAAAACCTGAATGCCGGAAATGCAATTTCCATGCTTGCAAAGTGGATTAAGACCGCAGACGCAAGTAGTATTGCCACAAGAAAGCTCGGCATCCTTACGGCACAGAAACTCGGCTATCCGGTCTACAATTTTAAGCGCATTGTGCGCAACATGAGAAAACGGATCGGCGTTGTTGAGAGTTTTATGTCCACCGGAAGATGGAACGAAATCAAATACCCAGAAGTTCCGAGCCGTGCGATGATGATTTACCGCAAGGCATTTACGAAGCATGATGCCGATAGGTTTGGAGAATTTATCAACAAGGCAGAAAATGGGGAGGTGAAGATCAACGCCTCAACGCTGTTCCCATACGATATTGTTGAAAAAATCCTTTATGGAAAAGAAAATAATAAAGTACTTGAAGCCCAGTGGAAAGCATTACCGGATTATGTGGAGAAAGGAACAAACGTTTTAGTCATGGCGGATGTGTCCGGGTCCATGTATGGAAGGCCATTGGCAACAGCAATTGGATTGGCGGTCTATTTTGCAGAGAGAAATGCCGGAGCATATCACAACCTGTTTATGACGTTTTCCGGTGATCCAAAAACGGTATTACTAAGAGGAGAAACGCTCGGGCAAAAGATACGAAACGTAAACGGAGCAAACTGGAGGAATAACACGGACCTGCGGGCTGCGTTTGAAAGAGTCTTAGAAATTGCCGAAAGACATAGCATACCGCAGGAGGAGATGCCAAAAGCGATTGTTGTTATCTCTGACATGGAAATTGATTCCTGCGGAAATAGAGAATGGATTTTTTACGATGAAATGGCAAATAGTTTCCATAAATCTGGATATGTGATTCCGAATATTATTTTCTGGAATGTTGATAGCAGACACGATACATTTCATGCAGATCATAGTCGCAAAGGAGTGCAGCTTGCCAGTGGGCAGTCTGTCACGGTATTCAAGCAGATTCTGCAGAATCTTGGATATAACCCAGTTGAAGCTATGGAAAACACGATAAACTCTGAAAGATATGACTGCATAAGAGTGGAGGAAACGAAATAAATGTTTACAGATATCGCGGTTATGTATATTTTGTGGAGAATAGGGGCTTCGCCTTATTTAAGCCTTATGGTTATCATTTCCATGTTCCTGAAAGTGATGATATTCTTCGCTGGAGCGATTGCAAAAAAGACGGAGGAATATGACGAAATGGAGGATGGAAGCAATGACATTTAACGAGTACCAAAAAGAAGCAATGAGAACGGCGAGCGGTGTGTGCGCGGCTACTTCGGAAAACCTCATTCTCAACGGAGTAATGGGACTGAACGGAGAGGCCGGCGAAGCAATAGACATGGTGAAAAAGGCTACGTTTCAGGGACATGACCTCGATTACCTCCATCTTGCAAAGGAACTTGGCGATATTTTATGGTATATTGCGGTTACTGCGCAGGGAATTGGATACGATCTTGAAACAATAATGCAGATGAACGTCGAAAAACTACGCTCTAGGTATCCGGATGGGTTTGAAGCCGAAAAATCCATGCATCGAAAAGATGGTGATATCTAATGGAGATTTGCGGAAAGAAAATCAACGATGAATGCCAGTACTGCGGCAAGGTGCTTGAGTGCGAATTATTTAAAGACGGTCACGGTATCCGAAGAGAACGAATGAGAGTGTCCGAAATGGTGTGCTGCCAGCTGATACATCAGGAGGAAAGAGAACGTGGAAAAACAAATTGACAATGTAAACCACCCAAAACATTATACAAACCGAAAACATGAATGCATCGACGAAATGATTGCGATGTTTGGAAGAGAAGCTGTAATTGCCTTCTGCAAATGTAACGCATGGAAATACCGATACCGTGCTGGAAGTAATGGGAACTACGAAGAAGATATGGAAAAATCCGATTGGTACGTCAACAAAGCGATGCAGCTATTAGGTGAAGAATGAAAGAGAAAGTCTTTACACCGGCTCAATACCGGCATTCTTCTTCGGGATTTAATCCCGATACGTTTTCATTCCCATTGTATGTCTACTCCACCTGCTAGCAAGAGCTGACAAAAGGGCGAGTCAAATCGCCCGGCAGGTATTGTTCGAGCATCTTCCCACTATGCTTGAGCGGCGGTATGTTTTGGACTAAGAATCGCATTTCTTACACGGTTCGATTCCGTGATACCGCAGAGGTTCGGCAACTCCGAACTAGTGTGTTGATGGCGGATATCCACACGAAATAAAAAAATGCGGTCAAGAATTACTCCCCGATTGCCTTCTCCTCCGTTTGCTTAGGCGCGTAACCTTGACCGAAACGCACAAAGGCACTTAGCTCAGCTGGAAGAGCATCCGTCTTATACGCGGCTTGTCCTGGGTTCGAGCCCCAGAGTGCCCATTAAAAATGAATTCGAAACCGACAGTGTGTAGACACTGCCGCTAACCTAGAAAAATTATAGGCAGGAGTTTAAAACACTTCTGCTTTTGAAAGTAGAGGTGTTTTTTTGTCTGAAAAATTGCAAAAAGCGCTAGAAAGCTACGAAAACTATATCAGGAATTATGGAATAACACTTGAAGTAATAAACGCTTATTCCGAGGCGGCGAGTATCGCAATCAATTCCGAAAAGAATGTTCCGCTTGGGTTAAAAATTACAAGGCGAGCAAAAGAAATTGCAGAAAAATACATACTTGAAAAGACAAACGGGACTGTGTGGGAGCTGGAAAAATATTCCTTTGAGAACGGAAATCCGTTCGACGTTTTGGAACTGTATTACGGGATATTGCTTCTGGAAGCGCAAAATAAGGTCGTAGACAGTTTTTTCCGGTATATCGAGAAAAATAGATTACCTAAAGATAGGTTCTATATGCCACGCAGGAAACAGCTTAAAAAAATAGGTCTTGTGGATGCGCTGCAGGGAATGATTGATGATGAGTACGATATTTTATGCATAAGTTTGCCGCCCGGAACCGGAAAAACGAGTTGCGAAAAATTTTTTGCAGCTGGCTTAATCGGGTGGTACCCGAAAGACTTTAATCTTTTTTATTCCCACAGCGGAGACATCACAAGAATGTTCTATGACGGCGTGCTTGATATTGTAACCAATGCGGACGAGTATACATGGGGGGAAATATTCCCGTCTCTTAGGGTTACAAGAACAGACGCAAAAATGGAACAGTTCAACATCGGGAAATACAAACCATTTCCGTCCATTCAATGCACGTCTGTTGGAAGCAAAAATGCAGGTAAAGTAAGAGCATCGAAGTTTTTACTTGTTGATGACATGATCGGCGGAATTGAAGAAGCGATGAACCCTGTAATACTAGACAAGCTTTGGAGCAAATACTCAGTAGATGCAAGACAAAGAAAAATACAGGATACGGACGGACGTAATTGCAAGGAAATACATATTGCTACAAGGTGGAGCGTGCATGACGTTATAGGACGGTTGCAAAACATGTACGAAGGCAATGACCGCGTAAAGGTAATTGCAGTTCCTGATGTCGATCCGGTAACAGGAGAAAGTAATTTTGATTATGAATTTTCCGGTTTTACAAAAGAGTTTTTCGAAGATCAGCAGCTCTTAATGGATGATGTATCTTACAGATGCTTATACAAACAGGAGCCGATTGAGCGAGAAGGTCTTGTATTTCCTGACGATAAAGTCAGAAGGTATTTGAATCTACCACATGGAGAACCGGAAATTATAACGGCACAGTGCGACACGAAAGGAAAGGGCACAGACTTTTTTGTAATGCCGGTATTGCAAAAATACGGAGAAGATTATTACTGTGTTGACTGCGTTTGTGATAATACAGCGGATTACGAGATACAGTACGAGAATGCTGCAAATATGCTTTTTAACAACAAAGTCCAGGAATGCGAGTTTGAACGTAATGCAGGCGGAGACAGAGTCGCTATGGAAGTGAATAAGCGTGTTGAAGGAATGGGGTGGGTTTGTAATATAACCGATACTCCAACCGAAACCAATAAAGAGGCTAGAATATTCCAATGTTCAAACTGGATCCTGCAGCACATCGTGTTCAAAGACAAAAGCATGTACTCACCGAAAGAACCATACGGAATAATGATGTCGTTACTGGAGAGGTATTCTGTGTCTGGTAAAAAGCAATTGGATGACGTGCCAGATGTATTTTCAAACTTTGCATTAAGAGTAACAAAAGGAGAAAGAGTCGCAAGAGTAGAAGCTGTAAGAAATCCGTTTAGGAGGTATTGATATATGCAAGCAAAAGAATATCTCGGTCAGGTAAGCAGAATTAACAGAATGATAAAAAATAAGGTTTCTGAGATTGCACAGCTGAAAGAGATTGCGATAAATATTTCTGCGATAGATACAGAAGAGAGGGTGCAAACTTCTCCGGACTTTGACAAAATAGGAAAAATGTTTGTCAGAATTGACGAAGAAGAAGATAAACTTAACAGCTTGATATTTGAATATATTGAGTTAAAGAATAAAATTATATCGCAGATTGAAGGAATTAAAGAAGAGACCTTCTATTGCGTATTGTTTTCTAGGTATGTCGAAAACAAAACATTCGAAAAGATAGCAATTGACATGCAATACTCGTTCAGGCAGATAACGAGGATACATGGGAAGGCATTATTAGCATTTGATAAAATGTATGGGGAAGAATATAAAAACATGTCCTAGAATGTCCTAATGTAAAAGTGCTATTATGTAAAATGAAAAGAAACAGTTAAGAGAAGCGTTGCGGATGCAGCGCTTTTTTTATTTCGGAGATTAAGGTTATGCATTCACAGTTTGTTTATTGCCCGAAATGCAAAAGAAGAGTTGCACGATACGACGGAAAATCAAAGATAAATATAATTGTGGAGTGCAGGAAATGCAGACGACTTGTTCTATTTCACGTAGACACCGGAATTACAGAGAATAAGCGTGTCCCGAAAAGAAATACAAGTTCAGGCACAACGATTTGGTAGGTGTTTAAGCATGAACAGAATCAGTTTTAACGATTTAGTAAGCGGGGATTTTGGAAGAAAAATAGCATACACGGATGCAACAGAAATAAATTCACGAAATGTCGTTAGCATAATCGGAAATTGCATCGGATGTTTTTACAAAAACAAGCCTGCCATAAAATATCTCTGGAAGTATTACAAAGGAGACCAGCCGGTTCTTTACAGAACTAAAATATCAAACGAGGATATTATAAACAAAGTTGTTGAAAATCACGCATATGAAATTGTTCAGTTCAAGGTTGGCCAGACATACGGAGAACCGATACAGTTTATAAGCAGAAAAGACGATGAAAAAATAAATAAAGCGGTTGACGATCTGAACGACTTTATGGCAGATGCAAACAAGCAGGAAAAAGACGTAAAAGCGGGCGAGTGGCAGTCTGCAACCGGAACTTCATTCAAAGCGATTCAGCCGAAAAGCGGAGACGTACCATTCCGTATCGTAGCACCTAATCCTTTAAATACTTTTGTGATATACAGCAAAAGCACAGAGGAACCTATGCTCGCTGTACAGGAATTAAAAGACGAAAATGGGAAATATTACAAGATGGCGTTTTCCGATACGATGTCTTTTAAAGTAGTTGACAGCACAGTTGTAGAATCAAAGCTTCACACATACGGAGAAATACCGATTGTCGAATATCCAAACAATCACGAGAGGATATCGGACATAGAACTTGTTGTGTCTATTCTTGATGCGGTAAATACGATGCAGTCAAACCGTATGGACGGCGTTGAGCAGTTTATACAGTCGTTTGTAAAATTCGTAAACTGCGAAATAGACGCGGAACAGTTCAAAAAAATGAAAATGGAACATGCATTTGTAGTGAAGTCCATAAATAAGGATTTTAAGTCGGATGTAGACCTGATTACTCAAGAGCTTAATCAGACGCAATGCCAGGTTGCGAAAGACGACCTGTGGGATAATGCACTTTCCATCTTGGCAATACCAACAAAGCAGAGCAACACTGGCGGCGACACGCAGGGGGCGGTTCAGCTTCGCAACGGCTGGGACTTCTCGAAAACAAGAGCAAAATTAAAAGATCCAATTGTAAAAACAGCAGAAAAGAGATTAGCGGTTGTTGCGTTAAATGTACTCAGGATGGCAGGAATTGACCTGAAACTTTCCGTTAGGGATTTTGATGTGCAAATTAACCACAGCCCACAGGACAACATGTATACGAAGTCGCAGACACTCTACCAGCTGTTACAGTCTGGTATTCATCCACTTGTCGCGATTAAAACAGTCGGACTTTGGGGGGATTCCGAAAAAACATTCCTTTTATCGAAACCATATATTGATAATTTGTGGAAGACGATTTACGACGTAGCGGAAAAAGCCGATACAAAAAGCGTAAATAACGATCCTAGAAAGGAGCCAGAGAATGAAGTATGAAAACAATGTCGTTCAGGACGGCGTTACGTATATGGCTGGTGAAGACGTCCCCGACATGGGAAGCATCATATGCATAAAATTTTCCGGCAATATCAGAAGTTATGAAGGACTGCAAAAGGACGTCGCAAAGCTTCCTACATATGTTGCAACAGGTAGCTCCTGCTTAATGGTTGACACGGGAAGGTTTTATAAGTTCGAAAAAACAACAAAAACTTGGTATGAACTATAGGAGCGATGCCGGAGAATGGAAGCAAACGAAGTATATGCAATACTAAAAAATCTAATAAAGAAGAATTCTGGGGCAACCGACGAACAGATTAAGCAGGCCGTGGAAGAATATCTTATTAAAAATCCCGTATCTGTAGAAACTGATAAGACCTTGTCAAAAAATGGAGTTCCGGCGGATTCAAAAGCCACAGGGGATGCGATAAAGAAAGCAGGAGAAAAGGTAAGCAGCACCATTGACGAAAGAATCATGGACGCATTTTTCGGATCGATGAGAAACGGAAAGGTTTACCAAACAGAGCTGTACTTAACAGAGACAAACCCAACATCGGACGGTGTAAAAACGCTTGCCAACAAAGACAAGGTGTGTGAACCTTCAACTGATACTTTAGAAGGTCGAGACGACTATGAGGGTATCGGTATTTTTAACTGGTACAATTGTAATTACATCACAGACGATTATGGACGCAAAATCCCAACAGCAATTGAAGGCTGGGGTGATGGATACAAAAACGACAGCACTGTTGACGTAGGCGTTATCGCAATGACTCCGTATTGGTCGGTTGTCGAGAAAGATGGAAAACAAATCTGGACGCTATCGGACACGCCAAACGATGACTATGGGCTGATCCCATGGGAAACGGCGAGAAAAGAAGATGGAACTTACGCGTCCTATGTAATCCACAGCAAATACGTAAGCGGTATTGGAGCGGATGGTCTACTGAGATCATTCAAAAACTCAAAACCAGCAAGAAACCAGCGCTACAACAACATGATAGACAACTACCAAAAAAAAGGCAAAGGTTGCTGGGGAGCTGGAAAAGAAAGAAACATGTACGTTATTTTGTACGACGTAATCAAGTACGCTACAAAAAACGAACAGAAAACCTTCAAGGGAACAACGAACTACAATTTCCAGATTACGGCGTCGATAGAAAGAAGCACAAAAGAAACTTACTTCCCGGTTGCAAACAATCAGGCGGCGCAAATCATTGTTGGGGGTTACGTCTCTGTTGGATACGGAGCTAAAAACACAGATAACACGGTAACTAACGACAGGAGATACGCGACGATCCACCAGTATGCTGACGATGTTAAAGTGATGAGGATCGAAGATCTGGACGAAAACAACAAAGCTGTGTATCTGGACGTGGAGGATGGATTTACCACAATCCCCGTTACGTTGAGTGACGACGTAAATGCGCAGATAATTTTAACGTCGATGCACTGGCGGAGCGGCACGACAGACAAAGTAATCGGGAAACACGATGGATCAATGACATCCAACACGGATGGCAAGCATCCGTTTAGGGTAATGGGTCTGGAATGCTCGGTTGGCGGTTATGTCGTATACGCAGACTCGGTTATGATATTTAAAGAGGACTACAGCAAAGATGTATATATTGCGCCGAGAGGGGTTAAACATGTAAAAGACGAAGCGACGATCAAGAGCACCTACAAACCAATCGGCAATATCCCCGGAAACGAGGGAAATGATTTTTGGATTGGCGACATCGGCGTTGATGTGGAAACGTGCTCATGGTTTGCAAAGACCGTCGGAGCAAGCGATTCGCAAGGCTGGGGCGACAGATGCTCCGCTGGTGGCAAAAGCACATCTGGAACCAGAGAGGATCCTGGGCGCGGTTTTCTCGGGCTTGGGTCGGATGCCGGCTCTGTGTTCGTGTCTTGCTGGGCCGGGCTCGGCGGAGCGTACTGGGCGGACTGGCGCTCCCTCGGCTGCGATTAAAATTAGGTCGTCGGGGGGTGAATTTCCAAAGGAAAGAGGGGATCGCCCCTGATACGACCGGAACAATTAAAAGGACTTACGGCGCGCGCGGTAATCTCAGGAATGGGTCGAATGCTGGCTCTGTGTACGTGAATTGCAGGAACAGGCTCGACAGGGCGAACTGGAACTACCTCGGCTGAAATTGTTAATTTACAAACAAAAAATATTTGCGTCGTATTTCGCACTCGTAAAGAGTGTAGCCGAAAGGCTCTTGGGCAGATGCCCGAAATACTTTTTATAGACCTACTAAAACTTTCACAAAGGAAGGAGTAAGGATAGGCAGGGAACGCCTGCTTGTCGGGGTTAGTAGTAAAAACCGAAAGCCCTTATAAAGAAAATCGAAAAATGAAAACGTATTGTAAAAAGGTCGATATCACCGATAGAAAGCTGATACAAAGAGCGGTGTATAAGTGTCTCAAGAAGAAATACAAAAGAAACGATGTGCACAGGATGTTTGCAGAGTACACTGGACTTCCGGCAGATTTTATACGGAGAGTGCTGAACGAATTTGGTATAAAGGGACTGAAACCCCTAGTGGAAATGGTAATTGACGGTGTGCGTGAAGAAATTATCCAAAATAACATAAAATTTAAACCGATATGGTACAAGAATAAAATTGACGCGTCCAGTCAAAAGGTGCGGAGAATCGGAATCCAAAACATCAAACAGCAGATATATGACTATATCGCCGTAGAAGCTATGGGAGACATCCTGAAAAGAATCGGAGAATACAAATGCGCGGCGTTGAAAGGAAGAGGCCAATCATACGGGATTAAAGCGATAAAACGCTGGATGCGAAACAAGAATATCAGATACACAGGACAATGCGACATAAAAAAGTGCTATCCGTCAATAGACAGGAATAAGCTGTTGGAGTTTTTGGAGAAACGCATTAAAAACAAGCCACTACTTGGTTTGATAAGGCGTCTGGTAATGACGTTTGACACAGGCCTGAGCATCGGATCGTATTTGAGCCAATATCTTTGCAACCTATTTTTATCTCAGGTATATCACGCAGTAGCCGAAAGAATGTACCGTGTAAGAAAGAAAAGAAATGGAACAAAGAAGCGGATTAACCTTGTAAAGCACCAGCTGTTCTTCATGGACGATATGCTGATTCTTGGCACGAATGCAAGTGATATCCATAAAGCAATGGATATGATAATGCAAAAGGCTAAAGAAATGGGTCTGGAAATCAAAGACAGCTGGTCGGTTTTTACAACAGTTAGCAAGAGCAAAGATGACGGACACTTTATCGACATCATGGGAGTGCGCATATACAGGCAACACACTACGATCAGGCGGCGCGTATTCCTACGCGTTCGTAGGGCGTACAAAAATGCGCTTGCACTTATAAAGCAAAGTAAGAATGTGCCGCTGTGGCTTGCAAGAAAGTGCATGTCATACAAAGGAATCCTAGACAACACAGAAAGCCATAATATAAAAAAGAAATACAATACAAGCAAAATAATACGCATTTGCAAAGGAGTGATATCGCGTGAAAGCAAGGTTCGACTCAGAGCAGCCTAGCGTTAGGTGTGTTTCTGATTCCGGCAAAATATATATATTTATTGCCGTAAACGGAAAGTGGACGGAAACCGTTTATGATGAAACGCAAGATCCACAGACGGTGTGGGAATGCGACTACAGAGAAATCGTAACAAGAGAAGGCAGAATAGACCTAGAGAAAGTAAAAGAGAATCCAGGTAAATATCTGGATTGGGTGGATCAGGAAGAAAGGAGCGCAGAAGAGAAAATTGCAGAGTTACAAGACCAAAACAAGATGCTAACACAGTGTTTAATGGAAATGTCGGAGATTGTATATGCTTAAATGCTTAGAAAGGATGGTAATTATGATGGCTATGTTATGGGCGCAGGAAATTATGTCTCAGGAGACAATTGAAGAAGCAAAGAAAATGTATCAGAGATGTCCCAGACTGTTAAAGGAAAAGGTTAAGGCTATTCTGATAAACAGCGGGTTTGAAGAGATTACAGAATAAAGAAAATGGCGGGAATACGATTAAAAAATGACGAATTAAACGTCATTTCATATGATAAGTATTTCGGAGAAATGGACATTTCGGAAGAAGAAAAGGAAAAGCGCAAACAGCTTGCAAAAGAGCTGGAAGATGCTTTTTTTATTATGTTTTATCTTCTTACAGATTCAGATATCGAAAGCGTATACAAATATATTCAGGAAAAGTATTGCGAAATCTGCAGAAAATACATTTCTTCGAAAGAAACGCCAACGTACATTGTTACGTATTCCGCTTATATTACAAAGCAGATCATTGATTCTGTAAAAGAAAATTTTGTTTATAACGCGGATACATGCAGATTGAAATCCATGAATATTGCAGCGAATGAAGCAAACGTAATTGGAAATTACATAAACCAGAAGGATGCAGTACGTCATGGGTTTAAGTACAAAGTTTGGAAGACCAAAGAGGACAAAAAAGTCCGACATACACATGTAAAAGTGGACGGAAAAAAGATTGGAATATTCGATTCTTTTAAGGTCGGAAATTCTGAAATGATGTTTCCGAAAGATTATTCACTTGGGGCGCACCCAGAGGAGATAGTAAACTGCCGGTGCGTAGTTAAATATGAAAAAAGTTAAAGCTGCCAATATGGCGGCTTTTCTTTTTATAAGCAGCTATGCGGTAAATAGCAAATAAAAACTTTGCAGGAACGACCTGCGGAAACAAAAATGTGAGTTATTGGAGGTTATTTTTTATGACAAGAGAACAGGTAATTAAGCTTTTCCCAGATGCGACAGACGATCAGATTACAGCACTTTTAAACCAGAACAATTCCGAGGTAGCAAGAGAAAAAGAAAAAGCTTCTGGCTATAAAGAAAAAGCGAGCAAGGCAGATGAGCTGCAAAAAAAAATCGACGAGCTTGAATCTGGAAATCTTTCCGAGATTGAAAAAGCAAACAAAGCCTTGGAAGAAGCGAATAAGCAGATTGCTGTTTTGCAGAAAAACAATGCAATCAGAGATCAGAGAGAATCTGCTATGACGAATTTTAAAATTACGGCAGAGCGGGCAAAGAAGGTCGTGAAAGACGACGGAAGTCTTGATTATTCTGAACTCGGGAAAATTATCTCCGAAAAAGAAACTGCGTCTGCGCAAGCAAAGGAACAGGAAATCGCAAAAAGCGCAGCTGTTCCGAATGGTGGGCCAGCAGGCGGAAATAAAGAAAAAACAGCCGATGTTGAGAATGCAGAACTGATCTCCTTCGGAAATCAGGCGGCATCAGCAGAAGCACAGAATCATTATGTGATTTAAGGAGGTTAAAATGGGCAAACCAATCGAAAGGGATTTCACCCAGAAAAAAGGTATTTTAAAATTTTTCCCGTATGAAGGAGCGGCATGCATCGTTCCGCAGACGATGGTATCAAGTCCGGATGAGAATGGTAATAAGATCGTAAAGGCCGGTACACCATTCCCTAGCAACGACAACAAATGCGTTGGATATCTGCTGGAGGACGTGAATGTAACGATGGGAGATGCTCCCGGAACTTATGTTTATCAGGGATCTATCGACAACAAAAAACTGACTGAAAATGGAGTAACTGTTGAGGCAACAGCAAAGGCTGCAACCCCGAGAGTTACTTTTTTTGACTAAAAAACAGGAGGAAATTAAGGATGGCATTACCTTTATCCGAAGCATTTACAGCCAGAAGCCTTGGCGTAATGTGGAATAACTACGAAAAAACACTTGGCTCCGCACCGTATCTCGGGAGGCAGAAATTCGGCACAAGAAAACAGGATTCTCTGGAGCTGAGATTCATTAAGGGGAAAAGTGGACTTCCTGTTTCCCTGAAAGCATCTAACTTTGATGCACAGGCAGAGTTGAGAGATGTTGGAGGGTTCTCCGATATCCAGAACGAAATGCCTTTTTACCGTGAGTCATATATGGTAACAGAAAAAGAAGAACAGGAATACGACAATTACAGAAGCGCAGAAAACACCAGCCTTGCAAATCAGGTCCTTCGCGAGATCAGCAAGAAGCCAATGATGTTGATTGAAGGCGCCATGGTTGTTCCGGAGCGACAGATTTGGAACCTGTTAGCACCGGAGGACGGCGTACCAAAAATTCCCGTAACAATCGGAAGCAAGAGCTATACAGTCGAGTATACAAGCGACGGAGGAGTGGCGCACAAAGCAGACCATTTCGTGGATATTTCCGGTAGTGATACGGATAAATGGTCTGAGGCGGCAACGGCAACACCTCTGGATGACTTGATCGAAGAAAGAAGAGCATTTGCAAAGAAAACTGGCTATTCGCTTACAAGGTTTACCATGAATACAGAGACGTGGGAAATGGTTCTGAAAGCGGAAGACACAAAGAAACAGGTTCTTGGCATTACTGCTTATAACGGTGGAATCAGGCTGCAGCAGGCGCAGGTAACGGAATATCTGCGTGGATACGGAATTGAAATCGAGGTTTACGACAAGCTTTATGTAGACCCTGCAGATGGGAAGACAAAGTATTTTGTACCAACCGGTATTATTTCCGCACAATCTGGCGGTGTTTACCTGGGAGATTATGTATTCGGGAAGACTCCGGAAGAAAGAAGCGGAAGTATTACAGACGGCAATCTGTCTATCGTAGAAACTGGTATTTCTGTGTACACGTATGCGACAAACCATCCGATCAATACGCATTGCATAGTGTCAATGATCGGTCTCCCTACCTTTGAAGGAATGGATAGCGTTGTGGTTATGAAAGTCGCTTAGGAGGCTTAAATGATTGCTGAATACACAGTAAAGCGAAACGGAAAATGGTACAAAGCAGGTGAATTTATTCCAGAAGCGGAAGTGGCTGCCTCTGGAATAAATCCAGAAAAATTCCGGAAAACAAAAACAGAAATAAACATGATGAAAGTCGACGATCTTAGAGCGCTCGCGAAGCAGTATGGAATTGAAAACGCAGATTCCATGACGGGAAGCGCGATAAAGGAACATTTTGTGAAGATTTTCGATTTGTAGGAGGGTTTTATGGCTTACTCAATATTGGAACAGGTAAAAATACGATTAAAGCAATTCCATATTGAAAGCGCAGAAAATTCTGACACAGTCGTGTTTGACAGCAAGGAGGACAACCCACTTCTTGAGCAGCTTATCGATCAGGTAAAACAGGAAATTGTTTCAAGGAAAATGTATCCAGATAGCTATACAGAAGAAAAAATAGAAATGGATATGAAAAAGTACGAAGGAAATATTGTGAATCTGGTTGTTTACGACCGTTCTCAGGCAGGAGAGTCATACATGGCGTCTTATTCGGAAAATGGCGTAAGTAGGAGCTGGAAAGACAGAGAGGAGTTGTTTGCTGGTATTTATCCGTTTGTAAAAATCTTGTAATACATAGAAGATTGTGCGTTGCCTTATGGCAGCAGGCCGCACACATTGAGAGGTGGAGGGTAGTGTGCGAAATAAACATTATAAGGCGGTAAAAATGACGATAGCAAACATCATAAGCCTTGTTGCGCTTTCTTTCTCGATTGTATTTAGCGTTTGTTCTATGTTTTTTTCTATTCGCGGGAACAAACGAACAGACACAAAAGATATCGAAAGCAGAGCAAGGGAGAATGCAGAGTTAAATTGCAAACTCGATATCATAAGCAAGAACACGGCAGATATTAAATATGATATCTCAGCCGTAAAAAAAGACGTGCAGGCACACGGTGAAAAAATCGTAGAGCTTGACGCGTCTGTAAAATCTGCGCATCACCGCATAGATGGTATCGAAACACGATTAAATAACAAGGAGGCAACACCATGAGCGAATACGGTATGAATTGGATGAAGGCGGCTGCAGTGAGAGCTGTTAAAACATGTGCACAGACAGCAGTTGCCACAATCGGAACGGCGGCGGTCATTGGAGACGTAAACTGGGTTATGGTAGCGTCTGCGTCAGTTCTCGCAGGATGCTTATCTATTTTGACAAGTATCGCCGGACTTCCGGAGATTAAAGAAGATGCTTGACATAAATAAACAAAAAATGCTGTATTCGCTTCCGAATGGAAGAGGACCCGTGTACGAATTGGACGAAAACGGGGACGTTAAATACATTGTCATTGATGGCGAATCCGTACCGGTTATTACAGGTGAAACAGAAACCGCATATGAAGAGCCGGTCAAATTTTTTGCGAATATAAGTAACAAGCTAAGCGAAGCGTTGATGAAAGAATTCGGGATAGACCAATCCACAAATTACGTGCAGATTGCGTCTGATAAAGGGAGACTGCCGCTAACGGTTGGCAGCCTTGTTTGGAAAAAATCTTCTGTGGCGCATAAAAATCTTAGACCCGACCCAAAGTCCGCTGACTATAAAGTTATTGGAGTTGCAGACGAAGGATTGACGGTCGACTTGTTTTTGCTCCAAAAAAACGTTAAGTAGGTTTGACATGGCAAGACATAACATCACAATAGGGCTGTCCCCTAAATCGATTGATATTGCAATAAAAGAGCTCCGAAAATACAAGGAATATTTGCGAAAAAAAACAGATGAACTTGTAAAAGCATTGGCAGAGTCTGGAATACCAGTCATTGACGAAAACATGGGCGCGGCAAACTATACATATGACGAAAATGGGGTCAGAAGCGGTTCTGATACATCCCATTACAGTTATGTGAAAATGGAATCGTTCGGGAATGTATCCCGTGCAAAACTTATCGTAGAAGGCAAAGAACTTCTGTTTATCGAATTTGGGGCTGGTGTTTATTACAATGGGTCGGCAGGAACAAGCCCACACCCTAAAGGGCAGGAGTTCGGCTTTCTGATAGGCTCTTATGGCGCAGGACATGGACAGCGAAAAGTATGGGGATATTACGATGATGACGGTCAATTGGTTTTAACGCATGGCGTGGAAGCAACTATGCCTGTTTTAAAAGCGGGTCAGGAAATTATCGAAAACTATGTTTCGGTCGCAAGGAAGGTGTTTGGAAATGGATAATAACAACATGTGGGCAATGGATTTTGAAACCACAATATTTACCATGTTTTCATTTTTTTTGAGAAAGCACTTTTCTGAGAAATACCCAGACATGAACATTACACAGGACGAGGAACAAGACGGAAATCCGATTTTTCCGACAATTTTGCTTCGCCAGATGTCAATGTCGGAAACCGGAAAAGACATCGAAGGGACTTCGATCAATGCAATTCGCACAACAATGCAGGTAAATATTACGTACAAAGGGAAAAAGCAGAATTTGAAAGAACTTACTTCTTATTCTGTTTTATTTTTTAAAAAATATGGGTTTGAAATATCGAACGTTTTTTACAGTGTTTCAAACGATATAAGAGCTTCCACTTTTCGAGCAAAAAGAATTGTTGGAGCAAGTGACATTTTGAAATAAGAGCTGAAAAGCTCTTATTTTTTTGACAAAAAGGAGGTAACTTATGGAAGCTGGAATTTCCACGCTTGGGATTACATTCGGTTACGGGACAGAGACGACAGCTGGTGAAAAGCCAACAACATTTACTCAGCTGCATCGAATAAATGCAATAGGCGGCATTACAATCGAAAACGAGCAGATTGATGCATCGGCTGTAGAAGACCTTGTATCGAGATACGTCAGAGGACGTGGCGATACAGGCGGTTCCTTCCCTGTGACTGTCAACTTTACATCAGAAACAAAAGAAGAATGGAGCAGCGTTATCACTGCTTACAATGCACTTAACGGTGGGAAACGCATGTGGTTCGAGACCATTATTCCTGGATTTGATGATGCGTTTTTTGTAGTTGCAGAACCGCCGACAGCTATTCCTGCACCAGAGATTGCTCAGAATGAGCTGCTTACCGTGGAAATGGGATTGACAATTGAAGAGTATAAAGGAATGGACACAAAAGTTGCATTCGCATAAGCACTTGACGGGGCGTTTGCCCCGTCTTTTTTGAAAGGTAATAAAAAAATGAAAACATTTAAAATTAACAACAAAATTTATTCACCAGTTCCGTTTGATTTCAATTTTATTTGCGATCTGGAAGACATGGGAGTCTCTCTTGAGAGAGCAGGTGAAAAACCTATGTCTATGCTGAGGGCATATTTCGCAAAGTGCACCGGAAGGGGAACGGAGTTCGCTGGAAAAGAAATGGAAGCCCATATGATTAACGGTGGAAGCCTTAAGGATATCATGGACGTTATGGCAGAGGAAATGAAAAAATCTGATTTTTTTCGCAGCCTCAGCCAGAGCCAGGAAACGAACGATCAGGCGGGCTAAATCAAAAATTTCAAAACGGGAAAAAGTACAATTCACAAAGAGAACGTTTTGAAAAAGAGTGGTTCCCAATAGCATACTCCATGGGCGTTTCGTGGAATGATTTTTGGAAAATGAACCCTAGAATTATTAGGGCTATCTCACACGGGTACAATGAAAAACTAAAACGGCAGGACTGTATGTTGTGGCTGAATAATCAGTACACATTGTCTGCTGTTTACACTGCCTTAGACCACTTGATTAACGGGAAAAAGGCAAAATCAGAATATTTTAAAAGCCCAATAATAGAAGAGACTTTAAAAAGAAAACAACTAAACGAAGATGACTTGCAGAAGCAGCGAGAATTGTTTGTTGCAAAACTTGAAACAATGAAAGCGAACTTCGAAATTGCACACCCTGAAAAGAAACAGAAGTGAAGGTGGTGGTTTAAATGCCGAATGAAATAGATTCCTTGGAAGTATCAATTGAGTCCGACGCGAGCAAAGCAAATTCGGAAGTTGACAGTTTAATATCTAAGCTGCGGGATCTTTCTTCTGTTATTTCTAAAATTCGCGGTGATAAAGCTTTCGAAAGCATGAGAGACGGAGCAGAGGAAATTGCCGGAGAATTTAAAAAAGCCGCAAAACCAGTTGCAGAAGTGAAAACAGATATCAAAAAATTGGTATCTGAAATAAGCAAAAAAAGTATCGACATAAAACCAGAAGTTGACACGTCGAACGCAGAAGCAGAAACAAAAAAATGGCAGAATCAGCTTCGGAGTGCTCAAAATGCGCTGAACAGGATTCTTGCATCCTCAGACCCGGAAAAACAGGCTAAAGGAATTGAAAGATATACAATTCGAATCAACGAAGCGAAAAACGCACTGGAGCAGTTAAAAAACGTTTCCGCGAAACCGGCAGAATCAGATATGGATCATATTGATGCTGCAATCAAGCGCATGTACGAAAGGCAAAAAGCGGAATCGAAACCAAACAAGGAATGGGAAAACGGACGCGTTGAGCCACTCGGATCCATGAAACATGAAGGAGCTCCTATACCTGATTTTCTTAAAAGCAACGACATAAAAGAAGCGACAGAGGAACTTTCCGATTTCGAAAAAACGTTGGAAAGTGTGCAGGCACTAGAGTTCAAAGGCAGCGGATTTTTCGAAATGGAAAAATGGGTAAGCGATCTGCAAAGCAAGCTTGAGCAGCTCCTGAACAAGCAGGAAAAGCTTCAAGATTTGGGGGCAAATGTAGATACGCAAAGGCTACAAAGCATCGCATACGATATTGAGCAAATATCAAAGACGTTGGATGTATACGAAGGAAAGGTAGAATCCGCAAGGAAAGCAGGGCAGCTTGATATTAAGGTTCCCAAAATTGATGCAGACGTAAAAGATTCAGACATTAAGTCGGTAAGAGAAAAAATAACAAGCGCTCTTTCCAGCACAAAAATTGTTATTCCCACAGATGGAATGCATGAAATCCAAAAAGAACTTGATAAGGTAAAACGAAAATACGACGACATTGCAAAATCAATGTCCGTAAAATCTTCTATTACTCCATTTTACGGAGCAACTGTTGATTTCAAGAAAAAGCAGGCAGAATTAGCCGCATTACGACAGGAATACCAGGATCTTATCAATAAGCAGAAAGAACTATCACTGTCTGGCGGATTTCAGCTTAATTTTAAAGGGCTTTCCGATGGTGCAAAAACACTTGGCAAAAATATTACTCCTGTTGCTTCTGTGTTGTCCAAGGCTAACAAGCATTTAAGTTCTTTCACTAGGAAAGTTGCATCCGCTCTGGCACCGACGAAAAAACTGAAATCTGCGATGGGCGGTCTTGATCTGTCGAGCGCAGGACTTGCAAAAAGCCTATTGCGGACGAGCAAGATGCTGAAATTGATGGTCGTCCGAATGGCGTTACGTGGAGTTATCGACGGTGTAAAACAGGGAATGGTTGGTCTGTCCCAGTACAGCAACGAGACAAATAAGAGCCTGTCTCTTTTGATGAGCTCATTGAAACAACTAAGCGCATCTTTTGCAGCGGCCGTGTCTCCAATTATAAACGCATTTGCGCCGGCATTGGACTTTATTATCCAGAAAATCATCGCTGTTGTAAATATGATAAATCAGCTTTTTTCTGCGCTGACTGGAAAAAATACGTTTATATACGCAAAGAAGCAGGCGGATGATTTTGCAACAGCTGTCGGCGGGGCGAACAAGAATGCCAAAAAGCTGAATCAGACGCTTCTTGGAATTGATGAATTAAATATAAACAATCCGGACAAAAACAGCGGCGGTAGTTCCGGAAGTGGGATAACTGGAAGCGACTTTGAAGAAAAACCAATTGAAAACAAGTACAAAGACCTGGCGGACAAGATCAAAGATTTCTTTTCGAAATTATTTGCGCCTCTGAAAGAAGCATGGAACCGGGAAGGCCAGTTCGTAATGGACTCCTGGAAGTATGCACTGGATGAGGTAAAAAAGCTGGTGCAAGACATTGGACGAGACTTCCTGATTATGTGGAATCAGGAAGAGACGATCGCGATGCTTGCGGATATGCTGCATATCATCGGGGATATCGGGCTGGTGGTAGGAAACCTGGCAAAAAACTTCCGCGAAGCGTGGAACGCAAATGATGCAGGACTGCGGACATTGGAAAACATCCGAGATATATTTGCGGCGATTATTCACAATATCCGGCAGGCCGCAGACGCAACGGTTATCTGGGCACAGGAGTTGGATTTTAAGCCGTTGATGGAGCAGATTGCACAGTACACGCAGTCTCTGATTCCGGTGTTTGATGCGCTGTCCGGCGTGATGGCGGATTTTTATACGCAGGTGCTTTTACCGATTGGAAAATGGACGATCGAAAATGGGCTGCCTGAACTGTTGAATATTTTGAAACAGTTCAACGAAAGCATAGACTGGTCAGCAATGCGTCAGGAGCTCTCTGATTTGTGGTCACATCTGGAACCGTTCGCAGAAACAGTAGGTCAGGGATTGCTTGACTTTATCCGCGATCTATCCGAGAAAATATCGTCTTTTGCAAACAGTGAAATTTTTTTGAGCGTACTCGATGAAATAAAGAAGTGGCTGAACAGCGTAAAACCAGAGGGAGTAACAAATGCACTGAAAGATCTGGCAAAAGCCCTTGTTGCGTTCAAGGTTGCAGTTGTCGCAGTTGATATTGCATTAAAAGGGACGATGATTGTACAGACCATTACGAAAATAGGAGCAGCATTCGAATCATTGCGTCTTTTTGTTCAGAATTTTATTGCGTTCTTTACTGGAATACCATGGCTGGAAATCTTTCAAAGCATGAATCCGGCAATGCAAGCGGAGTTATTTTTTAGACTGGAAGACAAAATCGCAGGAACATTTCTTGATCCGTTTTCATGGGATAACGTAATCGGAGACTTGCTACGTGGGATTGGAAATGCACTTGGATTGCTTGCGGACGGAATCATCGAGCTGCTGAGCGAACCACTCGAAGTGGGCAAGAGAGCGATTGAATCCATTTTTGACATAAGCTGGGTGCAGGAACTATTTGAAAAGTGCCTTGAAAATTTCAGGAGTGCATTCAAAGGAGAAGAGATCGGTAAAAATATAGCAGAAGGATTTTTCAATGGTATTTCTGCTGCTTTTGGGCTTTTACTTGCACCGATTGTCAATATTTTCAGCGATATCGTCGAGGCGGTTTGTGAGCTTTTAGGTATCCATTCTCCGAGTACAGTTTTTGCAGAGATCGGTGAAAATGTTATCTCGGGCTTACTGCTTGGAATCAGCGAGTTTTGGAATACGATAATTGAATTTTTCACAAATTCTTTTGCCGAGCTAATAGCTTTCTTTTCAAACAGTTGGCTATCTATTCAGGAAGGTGTAACAAATGCTTGGAATAGCATTGCGTCATTTTTGACAAAAACATGGACAAACATTTCTACTACTGCAAGTGCGATTTGGAATGCGATAAAGCTTTTTTTGATTACCACATGGACAAATATAAAAATAACTGCTATCGAAATATGGACAACCATAAAAAATAAGATTGTTGAAATTTGGAATAAGGTAAAAGAAAAAGCGGAAGAAATATGGGATAAAGTAAAAGAAGTAGTAAAGGAAAAATTTGACAAAATCAAAGAAAAATCCGATGAACTGATCGAAAAGTTTCGGAATTTAAAGGAAGAAGTAAAGGAAAAATTCGAGAGTGTAAAAGAAATCATCAACAATACGATCGGATCCGCAATTGACAAGCTTGCAGGATTTATCGATAAGCTGAGGGAAGCCGGTCAAGCTGTCAAGGATTTCCTCGAGAGTGGATACGAAAAAGTAAGCGGTGTGATCGGCAGTATAGGAGGCGCATTGGGAATATCCGCGCACTCTGACGATGCAGCATCTAACCCAGTTGCTTTCAGCATTCCCGCATACGCGGTCGGAGGATTCCCGGAAGACGGATTGTTTTATGCAAACCACAATGAGCTTGTCGGCTCGTTCGGGAACGGGAAAACTGCCGTAGCAAATAACGATCAGATAATCGAAGGCATCCGAAGCGGCGTTGAATCTGCTGTAGAAAACGTCCTTGCGCCGTATCTGGAACAGATTGTGCATAATACGAGAGAAACAGCAGAAAAAGAAAGCAGTATAAGCATTGATGGCAGAGAACTTATAACCGCCATAGATGCGAGAAGCAAAAGGAACGGATATTCGTTCACGTAAGATTAAGGCGGCAATCTTGCCGCCTTTTTGCGAGGTGATTTTATGGCAATGTCCTCATTTTTAAATGTAAACGGATACGACCTTCCGTGCCCAGCAGCTGGATTTTCGTGGACGATATCGACTACAGTAAACGCAGGACGCAATGTAAATAATGCGGTTGTAGGGCAAAGGGTAGGACGCGATCTGTACAAGTTGGAAAATCTTAAGTGGGTTGGATTGTATCCGGAACAAAGAGCGCTCATATTGAAAGCCGTGAAAGATTATTTCGTACCCGTAACCTTTGAAGACATGGAGAATCCAGGGAAAACAATAACCGTTACCATGTACCCAGGAGACAGAAAGGGAGTTCCGCTATTCGCGGACAAATTAACGCACATGATTACAAGAGACGAAACCCTTTCTTTCAATTTGATTGATTGCGGATGGTAGGTGATTAAATGCAGAATGCAAGCAAAGCTTATAAGCAGTCAATAAAGGGCATAGGTCGCAACAGAGAGTACATTAAGGCGACGATAGGCGTCATAAATTCAGAAGCACAGAAAAACGTTGCGTTGGATGACGTTACAGAAGTCACATATTTTTCGAATAAAAGGAAACCATTCGATCATTATACTGTAGACAACGTGTATGCTACTCAAGAGGAAGATTTTACAAAAATCGACGGTAGCATGTACTTTTTACCAAAAGAAAACTCTGGATATGAGTTTTATAATAACGGAATTGTTTCTTTAAACATTTTGGGTGCGATAAAAATTTCTTTCAAAGGCGCTACCGGGCTCGATATAAAAGGTTTAACGATAAACTTCGGAGAGCGCTTCCCGGTAGAGTTTACCATAGAAAATGACAACGTATCTCACCATTACACGAATAACGATAAAGCTTACTGGTCTACAGAAGATTCGTTTGATGGAACATCTTACTTTATCATTACTCCAATAAAAATGATAAATGGAAATGGACGATTAAGAATAGAACAGTTTTTCTGCGGAATCGTAAATGCTTTTGGGAACAATGAAGTTATAAGCTATACCGGTAAGGAATATGTATCTTCTATCACGGACACAATACCCAGTAATGATGTAACGCTTACGGTAAACAATCGAAGCCAATACTACAACCCAGATAATCCGGAAAGCGCCCTTACCTACATGGAAGTAGGACAGGAGATAAAAGTGCAATTCGGATATGATGTTGACGGTCTTGGAAACATCGAATGGATTCCGGAGCAGACAACATACCTAAAATCTTGGTCTACGACAGATACAGAGGCAAAGTTCGTTTCCACAGATAGGTTTGACTATATGACGGGAACATATCGAAGAGGACTGTACAAGGAAGAAGGGATTAGCCTTTACGATCTTACTGTTGACGTGCTTAATGACGCTGGCATAACGGACGAACGAGAGTTTTTTATCGACCCGTACCTAAAGAATGTTATTGTAAAGAATCCTGTTCCGGTGTTGAAGCACAGCGAAGCATTGCAGGTTATAGCAAATGCCGGAAGATGCACTCTCTATGAGGACAGAAACAGCAGGATACATATGCAATCTTCGTTTATCCCTGACATGGTGGCAAGTTCAAAAAATCAGACTGATTATAGCCATGTAGAGAATATACTAAGCCCATCTAAAAAAGATGCTTATGCGATATACAGCAATGATTTTTCGGCTGTTGATGGAAGTGTTCTTTTCCTTGATTCAAATGATATAAGCAAAAACACTGGTTATATAAGCAATTCTGTTTCAAACGAGTATGGATTGTTCGAGGAAAACCCATCAATCGCGATCGAGCTGGAAGCTGGTTATGTTGCTTATGGTCTTGCAATCCACTTTCGCAATGTAGCTCCAGAAGAATTTGACATCGAAACATATTATAACGGAGAAATTGTAGAAAGCAGACATGTATCAGACGTGTCAAAAAATGATTGGTCAACAAATGAGCAATTCGCACTTTTCGACAGGATGCAGATCACCTTTACCAGATCCCATCCGAACAGCAGAATAACGATTGATAACGTCACGTTCGGAGATATAACAGATTACCACATCGAGAGAAATGACATAACATCATCTGTAACAGCAACAAGGCAAAATAAAATAAAGTCAATTTCCGTGCTAATGACAGAATATCGAAAAACATCAGAGAAAAAGGCATTATTTTCCCAGGAAACAGTGCTGAACGTTACAGATACAACAAGGACGGTATATTTTAATAACGCAAGCTCCGGAGTTACTGTAGAGGTTGAAAGCGCAGATATCACAGCAGAAGTGACTGAAAGCGGAAGCTATTATGCGGTCTTGTCATTTGCTGGCGTTAGTGAAGAAACAACCATTAAATATACTGTATCCGGTTATGAATTTGCGACAGAAGAGATCCCGTACCATGTAAATCACAATGACACCGGAGAAGAAAAAACATGGAAAAATCCTCTTATAAGCGACGAGACGCACGCAAAAGCGCTGGAACGATGGCTTGCCTCGTATTTCCTTGGAGATGTCGACTATAAAATACCGTGGCGCGGTGACCCCAGAACAGACGCAAATGACGTATTTTACCTAGAACTCGCGAACGGAAGCGAAGCGGAAATAAGAACCTACCAAAACGAGCTTAAATTCAGCGGGGCATTGAGTGGGACGATGAAAGCCAGGAAGGCGGTGATTTAATTGCCTAACGAAATTACAGAGTTAATACCTCCGAAAACGGATTGGTCATCTTCGGACAGGTTTAATATCGAGGACTACAACCGAATTAGGAACAATATTTTGTATATACACGATATTGCTAATCAGGTCTATGCGTCGTTCGAACTTGAAAGCATGGGAGAGAGCAAGGACTCATACGAAGGGTACTGGACAGCAGACGAATTTAATGCAATCGAGAGAAATGTGTCCACAATAAACGACCACATCCTGTCGAAAGATTACGGAATTTCTCAGCGGTTTTTCCCAAACGGAGCTTTTATAAAATGGGACGAACTAAACAGAATCGAATCTGCGATATCGTCTATGCATGCCATTTTGGCAAGGCAAAAAGGAAGCATACCGCAGCTCCAATTCAGACTCGGAAACTACAAGGGTATTAAAATTTAATCATGCGGAGGCGCTTATGTATTTAAAGTTTTTAAACAGCAAAAAAGCAATAGAATGCTCCATTATTGCGGTTGGTGATAACGTCGTTACGATTCTGCCAAAAACCAAAATATCGGTAAACACAACTGGATTTGACCTGTATTTAGACAAAGACTGCGAAAACAACATAGGTGGAGATTATTACCATGGTTTCACTACAGTCTACAGGAACGATTCGGAAACAAAAAAATACAATGGATATCAGCTTTCAAATGACGGAAGTGTTTACGAAAAAGAAAAGCACACAGTTCTGTTTCGTGCCGGCGAAAATGGTTATCTTTCCGGGAATTTGGAAATAAAAACAGATGACTATAGCGGCCTGATTGTTCCGGAAGCCTCTGGCGAAGAAGGATACAAATTTTCTGGATGGATTCCGGAAATACCAAAAGACGGAGATATAAAGGAAGATATTACGTTTACTGCTATTTTTTGCGAAAAGCCAACAGTAATTTTCAAATCCTCAGAAAATGGTGGAATTATCGGAAACAGTGTGCAAAAAGTTGACCGTTACGAAGATTTAAAGATTCCCGATGTTTCTCCGATTTCTGGTTACGAGTTTGCCGGGTGGCTTCCTGAAATTCCGGCGTCTGGTGACATAGACACAAGCAAAAAGTTCACAGCAAAAATACGAAAAATATTTGTTCCTACAATCAGGTTTACTGTGTCAGATAAAGGTACAATTTCCGGAGATGCGGAGCAGCCCGCAACTTCTTATGAAAACATAATTGTTCCGAGCGTGGAAACAGAAGAAAATTACAGGTTTACCGGCTGGGTTCCGGAGGTTCCAAAAAGCGGAAGCATCGAATCTGACGTGACATTTGCAGCAAACATAGAATATGTCCCTACGCTGGATGATGTAAAGGAAGAAAAAATCCTGTCATTAAATTCGGAACAGCAATCAGCCATTGCAGAAGGTTTTGACATCACTCTTACGAACGGAACTGTAGAACATTTTACGTTGACAGAGCGAGACCAGACAAGCCTTATCGGATTGCAGACGCTTGTTATGTCAGGAGCCGAGTCTATACCGTGGCACACATCGGATCATTCCGAGCACTGCCGCTATTACTCGAATGCGGACATGTCGCTGATTGTGAGCAAGGCATTACAGTTTGTCACATATCACGTTACATATTTTAGAGACCTGAGAATATATGTAAACAGCATGGTAGACAAAGAGAGCGTAAACGCTGCTTATTACGGCATGTACGTACCGGAAGAATATCAGTCCGAGGTATTAAAGGACATTTACAAGCAGTCGAACTAAAACGTTGGAGGAATCGAAATGGCAAAAAGAACGCTGGCGACAGATTTTAAGGACGATATACTTGCCGAAAGCATGGATGGGAAGAGAAGATATAGACTTGTTGCGAATGGAGACGGAACGTATTGCCTCGATGACGCAAGCGTTTACGAACAAACCGGCAGTATCTACGGTGCGAAACAGGTAAACGAAGCAAACGAAGCAATAAACAGTTCTGCGGACTCTGGGAAAATAATTGACGACATTGACGCTGTTTTGGCAAATACGGTCGGTGGGTACATGGCAGGAGCTATGGCAGTTAGAGGTCTTGATGGAAAATTAAAAACTGTCGCAAAAACAGGAAGTTACAATGATCTTACGGACAAGCCAACCATTCCATCAGGCGCTGCAGCAAATTATGCTGTTGCTGATAATGACACAACAAACAGTGCCGCAAGCCTTGTTACGGCAAGGGTTGCATACGAACATGGAACAGAAATTGACGATCTTTCGAAAACGATCGAAAAAAGACTCCCGGATGGAACCGGAATAGAATGGGACGGAACAAACTTTTACGGTACAACTACGGATGGTGTAAAAAAAAAATTGGGTAATCCAGATTTTAAAGCATTAGACTGTGGTTTAGTTTCGTGGAAAGAAAACGAATTTGGGCAATGGCATCACGGGTACCACTTCACAAAAGTGTCTGAAATTCCTGATTTCGGGGCTATGGTACACGGAAAAGACTTTTTTATCGAAGTGTATAACGGAGGAACCGAGCAATCACATGCTGGTATTGGAATTGGATATGTGCGCCATAACAATTCCGAGCTTGTTATGACTTCCATAAATGGGTTAAACTCTTTGGCACTAAAGGTATACTATGCAGTAAAATAGGAACATTTTAATAACACAAAGGAGTCTTTGCAATGAATCTTCTTAATAAAACTTGCAAAATTTTTATACTATTCTTCTTCGGCGGAATAACGTACAATACTCTCGAGCGTATGGCAAGAGGGCACACACACTGGACGATGTTTATCGTCGGCGGGATATGCTTCTACCTGATCGGGGCGATAAACGAAGTTATCCCGTGGAGCATGGCATTCTGGAAACAGTGCGTCATAGGCGGTTGCATTGTGACTGCAATTGAGTTTGTATCTGGCTGCATAATAAATCTTTGGCTCGGCTGGCATGTTTGGGATTACTCAAACATGCCTTTTAACATTTTGGGGCAAATATGCCTACCGTTTTCACTCCTATGGTGCGTCGTATCAGCGGTTGCAATTGTGTGTGATGACTATTTAAGATACTGGTTTTTTAATGAGGAAAAGCCAGTGTACAAGCTATTTTGAAAGGAATATAAAAGCTATGGTAGAAATTTTAAAGCTGATCGGAATCCTTGGTATAGCGGTGCTTTGCAATATCCTTGGTGGATTATATGTAAACATCGGACTTAATGACGGTCAATTCGATGCAAAAAAGCTTCTGTACGGGCTTGCAAAGGCAGCCTGTGTAGCGGCAATGTTTATCGGTCTTGCCTACACGATCGAGCAGATTCCGAGTCTGTCAGACACTCTTGGTATGGAACCAAAAGCCACCCTGATTGCTGCTATCGGCGTTTACTCCGGTAAGGTTGTAAAGCACTTGTCCAGCATTTTCGGAAGCGATGCGATTAAAAAAGCAGAGAAAACAACCGGAACAGAAGAGTTGGAAGAATACCAGGATATGTGAGGTGCAAAAAATGAAAGTAGAAGAATTTTTATCTACGGTCGCGTATGAAATTGCAAGCTCCTGCAATGCCGTGAACCTGCTTCCATCACCGTCAATTGCCCAGGCAATCATCGAAAGCAAATACGGCACAAGCCAGCTTGCGACGGAAGGCAATGCGCTTTTTGGGATCAAGGCGGACAGCAGATGGAGCGGTAAAGTTTGCCAGAAGCTTACAAAAGAGTACGTAAATGGCAAATATATCGACGTTATGGCCTCGTTTCGCGCCTATGACAGTTGGAGCGATTCCATAAAAGACCACTCGGATTTTCTCGTACGGAATAAGCGCTACGCAAACCTGATTGGTCAGAGGGATTACAAAACGTATTGTAAGCTTATAAAAGCGGACGGATACGCGACATCCGCCACTTACGCGGAAACGCTTACAAACTGTATCGAGGCATACAACCTGACAAAATACGATGCCACAACCGGAACAGATGCGGAAGAAACGCCAGTAGTACAAATAAGAAGTTTCAACATCCATGCAGGGCACAATCCATCCGGGATGCCGGCAGCTGGATCCGTTGGATATTTAAACGAATCAGACGAAAACCGGAATGTTTGCAACGCTCTGATCGGGAAAATCCGTTCCGCAGGGCATACGGTTTACGATTGCACATGCAATAACGGGTTGAGTCAAAAAGATATTTTACAGAAGATCGTATCGAAGTGCAACGAGCACGCGGTTGATCTTGATATTTCGATACATTTTAACGCTTTGTCCAAAGAGACTGCATCCGACGGTAGGACAAGAGGCGTTGAGGTATGGATACATCCAAACAACAAGGGAACAGAAATCGAAAGCTATGCGCAGAAAATATGTAACAGTGTCGCGTCCCTTGGGTTTACGAATCGAGGTGTCAAGTATAGCAACGGTTTATATGTCTTAAAAAATACCAAAGCGCCAGCTATGCTGATTGAATGCTGCTTTGTGGATGATCTGGACGACTACGCACTGTATGACTGTGAAAAGATGGTGCAGGCAATCTACGACGGTTTGGAGATCAAATCCGTGAATGCGACCGGAGAAGCAGGAAAAGATGAACCGGAAACGAAAACCCTGTATTATGTCATTGCCGGTGTATATTCTTCCGAACAAAACGCAACTGCTTTTGCAAATATTCTTGCAGAAAAGGGATACCTGATGAATGTAGAAGGGAATCTCATGAAAGGAATAAAGACACAGATCAAGGAAATTTAGGGGCTTATTGCAAGCCCCTTTATTTTTTTGCCCGAAAACGCTGTATTCGACATTTTTTACGCTTCCGGTGCAGTATGATACAGTCAGCCTTAACAAATGGCATACGAGTTCTGGCGGCAGGGCGGTGTCTTGGCATTGCATCGCCCTGCAAAATGCTTTACAAAACAAAACATGTGTTCTATAATTATGCTATCGCTACCGAGTGCGGAAGTGATTGGAGGGGATTTAGGTGGAGGAAAAAGAAATTTACAGGGAACGCATTATTGAGATGGTAAAGAAAGCGGAAAATAACGACATGCTGAAATTCCTGTATATTGTAGTTTCTGATTTGAGAGGAATAATCGATAATGAACAAGACAAGAATTGAGTCTAAAACAAACGAAAGCGGATGCACATATTACCAAAAATGTAATTCAATAGTTTATGACATGAACAATCAAGGATCTTTCCAGTGCCTTGCTATCGCCAGAACAGAAGAGCAAAAGAAGGAACTGGAAAGCAGAGGATATCTGGCGTTCTTCACGCCGGAAATTCACGGGACTAATTGCTGGATTTTAGTTCGGGATAAATCGGAGGTTGATTTCCCTCCCATTCAAGATGAACCCAAATGTAATCGTTGCTAGGAAATCCGGTTGAAATTCCGCAAAATGTCCAGCCAACATTTTCATATTTGGCTATGAGTTCGTTTCTCTGCTGCTGGGTTAGACCGGCACAGTTGATAATTTTACCATTTTCCATATTTACACCTCACTAAGCACGTCTATTGTATCAATGACGTGCTTTTTCTTTTCGTCTGAAAGTTCAAAATATTTTTTTAAGGCTTTAGCCATCTCCGGGTCTTGAACCAATTTCCCTACTAACTTTGCCGTTTCTGCTGACAAGTCTACCTTGGGTTCTTCTCCGGTCAGAAGGTAATCTACGGAGACATTAAAATACTCCTCTAATTTTTTTAAGGTTTTAATGTTTGGCGTGCTTTTACTCCATTTAGAAACCGAGCCATTTGATATTCCCAAAGTGCTTTCTAGCGTTTTGTGAGTAACTCCTTTTTCTTTCATCAAAATTGCTAATCTTTCATAAAAGTCCATTTGATGTCCTTTCTTCTGCATACAGAAAATTTTCTGCAAAATAGGATTGACAAATAGAAACTTTTCGGTATAATAAAGACATGGTTACAGAAAAGTTTCGGTAAGCAAACGCATAAAGCGGAACGTATTCAGTTGTGTTGTGGTAAACATATTTTAGAATACTTTCTAATAGATGTCAATTCATTTACCGAAATTTTTCCGACTAAATTCATAAATGAAAGGAGCGAATAATTTGATTTATACAAAAATCAAAGAAATTTGTGAAGCAAAAGGCATCAGTGTTGCTTCGGTTGAAAGAGAAGCTGGATTAAAAAATGGCACGATTAGCAAATGGAATGATAATACCCCACTTTCAACTAATTTGTATGCCGTGGCAAAAGTGCTGAAAGTGAACATCGAAGAGTTGTTGAAAGAGCGGTGGTGATTTGGATGAGTTCATTAGTACATATTGGAAATTCGGAAATTTCCATAAAAGAGTACAACGGCCAGCGAGTAGTTACATTTAAAGACATCGACATGGTACATGGCAGACCGGACGGAACGGCGAGAAAGAGATTTGCTGACAACAGAAATCACTTTATTGAAGGTGAAGATTTCTTCATTTTAAAGCCGTCAGACCTTGAAAATGCTTGGATGTCCGAAAAACGGACATCCGGAATTGATGAAGTAAATCCAAGGGGAACAGCCTTTATCACAGAGCAAGGATATCTGATGCTGGTGAAGTCCTTCACAGATGATCTGGCATGGGACGTTCAGAGGCAGTTGGTGAATGGATATTTCAAGACAAGAGAAAAAGTGAACAGAGCATTATCACCGGAGCTTCAGATGTTACAGGGGCTGCTGTCACAGATGGTTGAAAAAGAGCTTGCTGATAAGGAACGTGACCGGCAGATTGCCATTGCACAGGAAACCGCTGACAAGGCAGTTGCGACAACGGAGAGCATTAAAGAAGCCGTGAAACCAGTATTTGATAACTGGCGTTCGGAAATCAATCTGAAATTTAACCGTATTCAGAGAAATGCAGGGGCAGAGTTCCGTACACTTCGGTCAGAAATGTATCTGGAACTGGAACGGAGAGCCGGATGCGATCTGAATACCAGATTGAGAAACAAGCGTAATCGCATGGTGGAAGATGGATGCACAAAGACAAAAGTCAGCGCACTGAACAAAATGGATGTCATTGAAGATGATAAAAAGTTGCGTGAAATTTTCTCAAAAATCGTGACTGAATATGAAATCAGATATTGCGCGTAGAAAGAAGGAAACTGTATGTGTGTTGGACAGAAAATCAAAAACACATAGAGGATAACGGAATTACTCAGACATTTGTTGCAAGCAAAACAGGGATTTCGTTACAGAAACGCAGTTATGGTTCAGCGTTGATTTGATAGCCATCGTTGGCAGATTGCAAGGAGTATCCGATGCAGTGTGATACATATCGCTGTATCAAGCATGAGTTTTTTTCGGACTTCACTGTCACGCTACGCTGCATTGATTGCTGCAAAGATTGCGACCTTACAAATACGGAACAGGCAAATTCAAAACCGCTTTCAAGGTAAAACACCTCCGAGAATTGATTTTGCCTAAAATGACATTTTGATTATAACGAAAATCCTAACGCATGTCAAGAAGGGAGGATCTGAATTGAATAAAGAAAAAAGAAAGCTGTGTTTTAAAAAGCTTGATGCACTTGCGAAGTCAAGAAACGTAACGTTTTACAAACTATCAGAAGAACTTGAAATTCCGAGAAGCACGTTTTCAGACTGGAAATCAGGAAAATCAATGCCAAAGACGGACAAGCTGATTAGAATCGCTGAGTACTTTGGAGTTGATGTCGGATATTTCGTTGAATAGGAAGAGAATTTATGAACGAATTACAAATTTTCAAAAATTCAGAGTTTGGAGAAATCCGAACAGCAGTAATAAATAATAATCCGATGTTTTGCTTGGCTGATGTGTGCAAAATATTGGAAATTAAGAATGTTTCTGATTGCAGAAGCAGGCTGAATGAAGCCGGGGTCGTTAGTACCGAGGTGGGGGTATTGACAGGATATAAGGCTGATGGCACACCGGCAATTCAGAAAGTAAAGATGAATTTTATCAGCGAAAGCAACATGTATAAGACCATCTTCCAGAGTCGGAAAGAATCGGCAGAACGATTCACCGAATGGGTCACAGGAGAAGTGCTTCCATCCATTAGAAAGAACGGCGGTTACATTGCTGGGCAGGAAAACATGACGGACGATGAACTTCTGGCAAATGCAGTTCTGGTGGCACAGAAAAAGATTGCTGAACGGGACAAGAAGATACAAGCGCTGGAAACCGAGGTTGTGGAAATGAATAACACCATTTCAGAAATGCAGCCAAAAGTGAATTATGTTGATTTGATCTTGAACAGCAAGTCAACGGTTCTGGTAACTCAGATTGCACAGGACTATGGGATGTCTGCGAAATCTTTCAACAAGGTGCTGAAAGACTTAGGGGTTCAGCATAAAGTCGGCGGTCAGTGGATTTTATACCGGCAATATCAAGGACTTGGATACGTCCACAGCAAAACGATTGATATTACCAGATCAAGCGGACAGGCAGATGTTGTAATGCAGACAGAGTGGACACAGAAAGGAAGATTGTTCCTGTATGAGCTACTCAAAAAGAACGGGGAATATCCGCTGATTGAAAGGTAGTCAACAAAAGGACAGAGAGACTATGGAAAGAAGGTGAGGAAATGCAGGAACATATCAAAAAACTTTCAAATTATATTATGGAAGATATTGCAGCAGTAAGAAACTGTCAACTACCCACGACCTAAAGGTCATGGGCTTGTAACTGCCCAGTCGTATTAACGGTTTACACCTCCGACCTTTAACCCCAATAGATACTGCTATCTAAAGTGGCGTTACATCATAGGGTGGTTGACAGCACCCTTTACAGACAAGACATGCTCATCTGTAACTGTATCAGGTACTAAACTTCCCATGCTATACAGTAAAAAATCTTTTACGGTTAAGATTTTACGCAATACACGAATTTCGTATTGCAACCTCATATCTTGTCAATGTACAAAAGAGTGTCTTTGATGAGCAGTACATCTAACGGTTTTCTCTTAAAAAACTGCTACGGCTATTGTAGCATATTGGGCAACAATTAACAAGGCTCCTACCACCACCTGAAGGTAGTGGGTTTCCGCCTATGGTAAACGAAAGGATTTTATTTATGAAAAATAAGTTCAAATTTCAAAACCGGATTTTTCAGATTGCGTGCGAGGGAAAGTCCTGTTGCGTTATAAATGGCGTTCCTTGTGCGTGCGAGGATTCAGACTGCGAAATGTGCGACTTCAATAATACGTTCGAGTGCAATTCCCAGTTTAAGGCATGGTGCAATACGGAAGAAGATGAAGTGAAAAAGACCGACTGGTCAAAAGTAAAAAAGGACGAAAAGGTTTATGCGCGTGACACGTTTGGCTACTGGAGACCGTCGCATTTCGCATGTTTTGACGGAGGCTATGTATATGTATATGTAAACGGGAAAAGCAGCTTTACAGAATATATTACAAGAAAATATCTGCCGAACGATGTCGTGTTTGCATCAAGAAAGGATAACAAAAATGAAAAATCCGATAATTAGCATCCCTAGAGCCAGCGAAGAGCTGATTAAGTCGCTTATAAGCGCCGGAATCCTATTTGTAGATGAAAACGGCGTACATGTAAAGGAGAATTGCAAATGAATAGCATTGTTATCACAGGAGACGTTGGGGAAGTAAAAGAAGTAAATACAAGAGAAGACGGGAGATGCTATGAGTTTTTGGTTTCCGCCGTTCGCCTTAGCGGAAAAGTTGACACATTAAAGTGTTTGGCTCCTGCACGAATTTTCTACGATGATCCGCAGGGAAAACATTTAACTTTGTATGGCGAAATCCGCACCAGAAACGAGTATGAAGGGGAGCGAAGAAAGCTGCTTTTGTATGTGAAGGTAACCTCTGCGGCAGAATGCGAAGAAAAGAGGAAATACGAAAACACAGTAACTTTAAGAGGGTTTATTTGCAGCAAAGTAAACACGCATCTTACAAGCTCTGTTGGGGCTGTTTCCAATTCGCTTGTCGCATGCAATTCGAATAAGAATTCGTATTATATCCCTGTTGTGTTTTTTAAAGGAGCATCACGCGTTGTACGCAATGCAAAAAAAGGCACAGAAATTTCCGTTACTGGTATGCTGACAAGCCGGCATTACAAAAAACGCGACGAAAACGGCGATGTTATTACGGAAGCTGACACATACGAAATCGTAACATCAATCGTATTTTTAGAAAAATGGAGGGAGAAAAATGCAGATCAAGCATCTGAAATTAAATAATTTCTGCGGCTTTTTTGGATCAAAGACATTTGATCATGATTTCTTCGAAAAAACAGAAATCACTGGTGCAAACGAAGCTGGAAAGTCCACTGTAAAGAAAGCTATCTTCTGGATTTTTAATTGCAGAGACGAGAATGGAAAAGAAATTTCCGGCATTCGCCCGCATGATGAAAATGGAAATGACATCAATGATCTTGAAGTGTCTGCAGAGCTTACTGTTGAAGTGGATGGAACAGTGAAAATTCTCAAAAAAGTAAGCAGACAAAACCTCAATAAAAAGGGCGAATTTACCGGAAATGTTATTGATTATTATATCAACGACATTCCGAAAAAAGCAAGTGATTATGCGGAATATATCTCATCATTCGCAGAAGAATATGTTCCGTATTGCATGAACGCAATGACACTTTTGCTTAAAAGCTCCGTGGATCAGAGAGCTGTCCTTGCGAATGCTTTTGGGAAGCACAGCGACACTGACATCTGCGATATGTATCCGGAATTTGAAGAATTAAAACCTCTTTTTGAGGACGGGAATATTGAAGAGTTAAAGAAGTGTTGCAACACGCAGCTTAACGGAACAAGAGGTAAATCTGGTACAAAAGGGCTTAAATCTCTTCTTGACGAAATTCCCAGCAGAATTGACGAAGCAAACCGCGGTAGATTGCCGATTGATACTGAAAAACTCGAATCGGAAAAGAAATCTCTTGAAGTCTTGCTCAACGAAAATTTAGAGAAGCAGACCGATCTTGTGAAGATACTTTCGGAAGCAGATAAGATTTCTGATGGAATTCTCGAATTACAGTTTTCTCAGTACGAATTAAAGCGTTCTGCAAACGATAAAAACATCAAAAGGAGAAACGCAATTGAGTCTGAAATCTCGACATTAAAAGAGGATAAGCGTGGAATTGAAAAGAGCGTATCTGCATTAGAGAAAGAAATTTCCGATTTAGAACTAGAAGCAACTACATATAAGAATAAAATTTCTCTTTTGAGGGGCAAATACAAAGAGGCATATGGCAGAAAGTTTGACGAAAACTCGACCGTTTGCCCGTACTGCGGACAGGAATATCCGGAAGAGCGGAAGCAGCAGTTAAGAGATGAGTTCGACATCCACAAAAAAGACGAACTAGAAAAGATCGTGGCAAACGGAAATGAAGCAAAATCGCTCTTTGAAAGGTCCGCAAAAGAATCCGAAGAGCTAAAAGCATCGATTCCGGTTTTGCGAGATAAGCTAAACGGGTTTGCACGTTGCATCCAGGAAAAGGAAACGGAACTGAGTACGATACCAGAATTCGTCGACGCGTCAAATACCGATGAATACATCAATCTGCAAAAATCTATCGAAGAGAAAAAAGAAGCACTGGATCGGTACTCCGATATCTCGGAAGTAAAGCGCAATTTAAAAGTAGAGGAAGCTTCTATCCGCCAAAGAATTGCAGAATGTAATAGTCAGCTGGCTAGAACCGCCGAGAACAAAAGAATTGATTCCAGGGTCGCTGAATTGGAGATGGAACGCAGGAATATTGCACAGAAAATTACAGACGTAGAAAGACAGCTCTACCTTTTAAAACAGTTTAGTTTAAGAAAGAATGAGCTTCTACAGAACGAAGTAAATGAATATCTTGATTTCTGCTCCGTTAAAATGTTTCGCCCGCTTATAAACGGAGACATTGAAGAGTACTGCGAATTTACATACCGCGGAGAAATGTACTCAAGAAATTTGAATCACGGATGCAGAATTCTGACAGAAATCGATATTTGCAGAGCATTCCAGAAACGATGCAATTACAGTTTCCCGATAATTATTGATGACGCGGAGTCCGTAGACGGATGGAGAATTCCTAACATCGAGAATCAGGTATTGATTCTCAGAAGAAGTGATTCTGAATTGAAAGTTTTAAATGTCGAAAGGAGATAATGATATGGCAGAGGTAACAGACGTTGCAGTAAAAGAAGAAAAAAAGGAAGTGTCGAGTCACAACAAAGTGACAGATTATAGTCTTGGCATTTTCGGTACGTCTGACAATTTTATTATGGCTATGCAGATGGCGAAAGCGCTTTCGAGCTCCACAATCGTTCCAGCTACGTTTCAGAAAAACGACGCAAACTGCTTAATTGCGATTGAACAGGCGCAGAGGTTACGTGTCAGCCCACTGATGGTTATGCAAAACTTATACGTGATTCAAGGCAGACCGTCTTGGAGCTCTAAATTCCTGATCGCAGCAATCAATAATTCCAGAAAGTTTGACATCGAATTGCAGTTCGATGAAAAGAAAGATAAAAATGGAAAGCCCTTTTCGTGCACTGCATGGACAATGAAAAACGGAAGGCGCATTGAGGGCATGACAGTTGACATGGACATGGCGAAGGACGAAGGATGGCTCAGCAAAAACGGCAGTAAATGGAAGTCCATGCCGCAGTTAATGTTAAGGTACAGGGCTGCTTCTTTCTTCTCAAGCCTCAATTGTCCTGAATTAACGATGGGGCTGTATACAAGAGAAGAGCTGCAGGACAACGATTTCAAAGAATACCCTCTGGAAGAAATGAAGGAGCGGGTCAAAAGAGATATTGAATCTAACGCAAACATGGCCGATTTCGAACCAGACGGGCCAGAAGTAGTAGAGGACGCGGACGGGCAGCAGGCAATGCCAGAATTTATGCAGGAGGGATAGAATGAGAGTAATTTCACAGGACGGAACGATTGATGTTCCGTATGAAAATTGTGTATTTGGAATAACTTTAGATAATTGTATATCGGCGGTTGGGGATATAGCAGTAAGTCCAAATGAAGTCATGAATGGAATCATGGCTAAATATTCATCCAGAGGAAAAGCACTGAAAGCCATGGAAATGCTGAGAACGGAATATTTATCAAGGATGCAGCTGGAAGGTGGCTATGACCATGTGCACAGATGCTATATTCAACCGAACTATTGGGTGCTTCCAAAAGTTTTTCAGTTCCCGACGGACGATGAGGGGTAAGTATGAGACAGAATCCATGCAGGCATTGCTCCAGTTCGTACGAGTTCAAAGGAAAACATTACCCATCGTTTTCTGAAACATGCGCATGTTGCGAATACAGAAAAGAGCACAATCTTTATCTGAAGAGCAAAAGAAAATATACAACCGGAAGCAAGATATCAACGATGGATGAACTTATGGATCAGACATTCATTATGTTTAACGGAAGGACTACGCATATCGAAGCCGTAAAGTCTATGCCGTATAGACTGATACTTAAATCCCTTGCAGGCGGAATATTTTACAAAGCTATAAAAAGAGAAAATGAGTAATTGAAAAAGAATTGGAGTGGAATATGGAAGTATTATCGTTTTTAGACGCAGTTCAGCGCGACATGGCTGATAATATTTACAATTTTTGCAAGGACGGAAAATGCAGCCAGTGTGGTAATTGCTGCAGCAACCTTCTTCCTATGAGTGAAAAGGAAATTTCTGCTATTCACCGTTATATAAAGAAGAAGCATGTTAAAGAGTGCCGACACATAGCTCCTGCAACAGTAATTTACGATATGACCTGCCCGTTTCTCGATACAGGAAAGAACTGTGAGAAATGCAGGATTTATCCTGTGCGCCCAGAAATTTGCAGACAGTTTATTTGTGATAACGAGCAGAGGGCAAAGCATAACCGGGCACTGTATGGCCAGACAAGGAGCATTATCGATGTAAGAAATGAGTTTTTTGGTTTGCGAGGTGAGGAATAATTGAAACTTAAGACATTAGGATCCGGCTCTTCCGGAAATTGCCATTTGCTTATTGCTGATAACGGGGAAGCGTTGATCCTGGATTGTGGAATAACGATCAAGGAAATTAAAAGAGGTCTGGGGTGGAACATTAAAAAAGTTTGCGGATGCGTTGTTACGCATGCTCACGAAGATCACAGCAAATCGCTAAACGATCTTGAGCGTATCGGCATTCCCGTGTTTGCTCCGTATCGCCACGACATCGACGTGAAATTCGGCGGCAGATGGAGTGTCAGGACATTTGAGCTAACCGACCTGAACTTGAAATTCGCTCACACGAACAGAGATGGCAGCCCTTGCCCGTGTTATGGGTTTCTGATTGAACATCCGGAAATGGGTAGGCTTCTGTATATCACGGATGCGGAATTTTGCATGTGGAGGTTCCACAATGTCAATCATATCCTCATTGGGGTGAATTACGATCCGGAAATCATATCAAATGATAACGCAAAGGCGAACCATGTTATACGTGGACATATGAGTATCGACACTGCATGCGAATTTGCAAAGGCATGCTACACTAGACAACTCCAGAACGTTGTAATGTGTCATTTGTCAGCAGAAAATTCGGATAAGGATATTTTTATTGAGAAGATGCAGAAAACAGTTCCACGAGCAAATGTATGCGTTTCAGAGACAGGGATGGAACTGGAATTAAAAAATCCGGGAACGTGCCCGTTTTGAAAATAAAAAAATGAAAGGAAATTTTGTCAACTACCCACGATCTAAAGGTCATGGGCTTGTAACTGCCCAGTCGTACTAACGGTTTTCTCTTAAAAAACTGCTACGGCTATTGTAGCATATTGGGCAACAATTAACAAGGCTCCTCCAACCACCTGAAAGTAGTGGGTTTCCGCCTATGGCAAACGAAAGGATTTTATTTATGAAAACATACAAGGGATTTAATAAAGACATGACCGCAAAAAATGGCTATCAGTATGAAGAAGGAAAGGAATACGAAGAGGAAAAAGCTGCTGCTTGCGAGTGCGGTTTCCATGCGTGCGAATATCCTTTGGATTGCTTTAGTTATTACAATCCAGGAAGCAGCGTTTACCATGTCGTAGAACAAAGCGGCGAATTTAGTAAAAACAACGATGATTCGAAAGTGGCATCCACAAAAATCAAGATTGGAGCAGAAATTTCAATTGCTGGTCTTGTTAAAGCGGCGATTGAATATACAAAAGATAGAACAAAACCAGAATGTGACGCAACAGGCTACTACAGCGCATCCTCCGCAACAGGCAACTGCGGCGCATCCTCCGCAACAGGCTACTACAGCGCATCCTCCGCAACAGGCAACTTCGGAGCATCCTCCGCAACAGGCTACAAAGGAGCATCCTCCGCAACAGGCAACTGCGGCGCATCCTCCGCAACAGGCTACTACGGCGCATCCTCCGCAACAGGCTACTACAGCGCATCCTCCGCAACAGGCAACTGCGGCGCATCCTCCGCAACAGGCTACAAAGGAGCATCCTCCGCAACAGGCTACAAAGGAGCATCCTCCGCAACAGGCGACTACGGAGCATCCTCCGCAACAGGCAACTGCGGCGCATCCTCCGCAACAGGCTACAAAGGAG